GCATTTCAATGATTTCGTCAATACTATTATAAATATATTTATGGGGAAGCATGCCTAGCATCCATAATGGAGTTTTTGCTTTGCCTCCTTCCATGCTGATAAATACAGGTTTCTTCTCGCGTACGGCCAGAGTGATTTCTTCGGCACTGCCCCAGCTTGCTACTTCAGGCACAAGGTGCGCAATAATAAAATCACTGCGATCAACTAAATTGAGATCGTATGCTCGAACGGTTTTCATGCGTTCGGTTACTCGATCGTATTGTTTTGTGCGCATCCATGTTTCCATTTCTTGACGAGAAGCCTCGTCTTCTTCAACGTCTTTCATAAATGGTTTTTTGTATGGATCGAAGCAAGTAATGCTCAAAGGATCCAAGCGTTCTGTTACATCTTCTCTCCAATTTCTACCACTTACATATTGCATGTGGCCAACCAAGTAGCATTTTGTCTTGTATAATAAATTCATTGTGCATAAAGTATAGCACAATGAATAAAATATGTCAAGAATTAATTTTTAAGTAGCTGTTAGGCTTGAAACAGTTTGTTTTAATTGTAAATAATCTTGATAGAAGCTAGAGAAAAATGCATCATGACTTATAAACTGCTCTTGAATCGCGCCTTCTGGCGCTGTATCTTTGTAGCTATGGCTTGAGTGTAAAGAGCTAAGTGTATTTAATTGATTTGCTAAATACCACTCAACTTTATCGATCAAAGAATAATCTCTGCCCATAATTATATATGGAAAGCCGATGGATTCATTGGCAACATAGTAAAATCTATTTGAATTAGAGAAATCTAAGCCTTGAATAGGAAAGGAATGATATTTTCCGTTGTTTAAAATTGAAATTTGTCCTGTTTGTCTGATTGTAATAAGTGACAATTCTGCTTTTAACGAGACCGAGCCGCCAAGACCTTGTATTTTTCTCTCTATAAAGTCATCCCTAAATGCATTAGAATAACTCTCAGAATGTGTTCCGACAAAATCAGAAATTAACTCATCTTCACTGCCCGTAACTATAGAAATTTCAACAGAAATGCCCCTCTCGCTCGTATCTTGTATAAACTGTCCTACCGTGGTGATCCCTGGGGCTATTTTAATGGTTGTTTGCATTGCTGACCCATTTTCACCATACTCATAAAAAGCCCCTGAGCTGTAATTTTCTATAAGTAACGTAAAAGCACCATTCGTATTCATGTATATAGCGTTGCCATGGTTGGCTCTAACTTTTAAGGTTGTCGCTCCTGCTGTTACATTCATTTCCATTCCGAAGTAAATATTATTTACGTAATCTAATCCAAAGCCACCGCTTCGAAAAAACGTTGAGGTGCTACTTCCCGTCGTAATTGTTTGTGGAACTAAAAGAGCGTAAGAAATAAATAGTTCTGAGCTGAGTTCACCAGGTACAGAAGGAATTGTTATAAGATTGTCTTGTGATAGAGATATATCAATGCCGTTTAATGTGTGATTGTCACGACCAACGTAATTATTACTTAACGTAGCATCTGCAGAGATAGATAAAGAATCTGAAATATTCGTAAGGCCCTGAGTTGATTCATTGATTCTATATTCTGCGAAAATATCGGAATCTTGATTTAATGAATAGTCAGTTGAAACTTGTTCTATCGACCCTATCTCTTTGACGGATAAACTCGATATACTTTCGTTGATTGAATCTAGGTTGCCACCGACTTGGTTGAGAGATAAGCTAGAGATGTTTTCTTCCAGGTTAGAAATAGAATTTGTGTTGCTGTTTATCAACTGGTTGGAGGTTAGTAAATCTTGACTTACTGAATTAATGTCGTCTTGGATTTGCAGCTTGTCTGAATGTAAGCTAGAAACATCTAATCCGAATTGCTGATTGAGCGTCGCCTCCGAGAAAGTTAAACTTGAGATGTCCTGGTCTAGGCTGTAAGAAAGAGTGCTGTCAACAACAGCCAGGCTAGAGATATCTTCATCCGAAACTCCTCCGCCTGTATTTGTTGACGCGACGACGTGCAGGCTAGAAATATCTTCACTTAAATCTTTTTCATTTAAAATGATTTTTTTTGACTTTATTGTGTCACTTAATAAAAAATTGTCTTCGCTCATAATGATATATACACAACTATCTTGTTGCTTGAATATGTAATTTTGTAGATGTTTGAATCTGCGCAGCAAACTTAACAGAAAAGCCTTGTTCGTTTACCGAAGTAATGGAAAAAGGTATAATTTCTCCAGAGGTTTCTAGCCCCAAAGATATAATCGGAGGAACTTCAAAAGATTCACTAAAAGAAATATTAAACGTGTCGAGCCCTGCTTCAAGATCTTGAGAAAAAGATAATGTTTTTGTTTGCCTTAAAAGACTGGTTCCCGTTGGGCGCGCCAAAGTATAGATGGAGTATTCGAATCCTGTAGGCAATTCCGAAGAAAAAGAAATAATATATTGTGCTGTCGAGACGCTCGATATACTATAAGGAACATGCGGGCCGTTTGTTTGAAGAGTTGCGGATACAATAGGGTTTTCTGCAAATGTTTTGGGGAAATCAATTGTGAATTGTCGAGAACCTGTTGTCAGCTCCGAATTGAAACCCACCGTTTCTTCTGGTAAAGCTATGGCTTCAACTGATTGAGATACTTGCTGCCATTCTCCGTCTACGTTTTTAACGAAAAGATTATTTGCGAAAATTCCTGCATTAAAATTGACTGTATTTTGAAAAGTTTTTTCTCCTGCAATTGATTGATCCCCCGTTAGGAGCACTGATGAATCTAGAATAGATGATTTTAAATTTTTGAAATTAATTTTTTCATTTTTAATTCCTGCTTTTGCGACAAGAAATAGTGCGTCGTCGTCATCCGAACCTGTGTCTACGAATTGAGTTGGAAAGTCGGCGAGTTGAGAAGCGTTTAATTTCAAGGCTTCTGGGAGAGTTGATATTCTGTTATCCTTGTTCATGTGAAATTATATGTACATAGTAGTTTTCAGGAAGATTCGAGGAAAAAATTATTTCGCAAGAAGAGTTGTTTATGTTTGATAATGCACTCGGTATAACCGGGCCTGACCCCTCTAGGCATGCAGAAACGATTGGACTTGATTGGTGTTGAGTTGGAAATGAAATAATGGCCCTGTCGGTTCCGGAGGTTACCTCTTGAATAAAAGACTGAGCTGACCCTTGATTGGCTATATTGGTTAATCCTTCGCCCAAAGCAAAAGATGGGCTGTAGGCTGTAGTGTGAATATAAAAGTCTTCTTGTGTTATATTTGTTGCAAATTTTATGGAAAATTTATACTCTGTTACATTGAATATTATAAATGGAAGAATTGATCCTGATGAACACTGGGTGGAGACTGAGAGAACTGGCTTGCGCTTAAAGGTTTTGGGGAAATTTATATGAAATATATTTTGATTTATATTTGCTTTATATTTAAAACATATTGTTTCATCTACGTTGTCTTGGTATGAGCCGCTTGTTATGTGCTCAATATATGCATTTCCCTCTATTAAGGTATTTGCATTAAATGTTTTTACGCCTTTTAAGGATTGTGCTCCGTGGTCTAGAAGCGAAGAATCTAGTGTTGATGATTTGAATCGATTGAAATTAATTTTTTCGTTTTTAATGTTCTCTCTGGCAATCATAAAATAAGTCGAATCTAGATCTAAGTCTTGATCGCCCTCATATTCATTCAGGGCTGATTCTGTGCAGTTGGATTTTAATCCCACGCGCTCTTCGAGTTCAGATATCTTTTTGTTGGACATAACTACTTATAGTTGTACACTTAATACAGTAAAACGTGTAAAGATACTATATGCATAATGTAGCAAAAAGAATAACCTATGAGAGGGTTGGTGTTTTAGTGTCTAATTCTCCAGGATATAAAGATGAAATAGAATTAAGTAGTGTGCATAAAAATTTAGTTAGAGTGCAGTCTTTAAACTATGGATTTGAGCATGTTTCTACAGACGTCAAATCTATAGGCTCTGACGATCTAGTAAAAAGAAACGGAGAGTCTCCTGTCATTCGTCATCCCGACGTAAAGGTGGATATAGAATATGTATATTCTAGCGGAGAAAACGAAAAATCTATAGGTCTTCATATGAATCCTAATTATAGTCTATTAAGAAGATTTATAGATAAGGAGGTCATGGATGATGTTAATATTAGTATAATAACTGCAAATCAAGATGCTTACTTGGATGTTAATAATGTAACTGACGAAAGTGAATTTGAGGATTATTATATAATGGGTGTTGGTAATGCATTTCTCACTCAATACTCTTACAATGCGCAAGTTGGTCAAGTTCCTACCGCAAGAGTATCTTTCGAGGCAAGCAACATGAAGTTTGATCCATACATTCATGGAAATGAACCCACTCTAGCTTCTCTTAAATTAGGTAGAGATAATGTCGCATCCCAAGAAAAACTTAAGTTGACAACAAATACTTTGTCTCCTGGGTTCGAGGGAGATGTTAACGCTTTAATGCCTGGAGATATGGACATTACTGTAATAAAGCAAGCTGGTAACTCAGGGGGGGTTCCTTTTGAGTCGCTGGATGCCGCAATTCAAAGCATATCGATCGATGTTCCTATAGATCGACAAAGAATTTACACACTTGGCTCTAATTACGCGTTCAACAAAAAACTAAAGCTACCAATTATAGCTACAGCGAGCATCTCCATGATAGTAAGGGAGTTTGAGCAGGGGGACGTTGAAAGCTTTTTTATCCAAGGCTCGGTTTATGATATAGATATCAAGCACTGGGATACGTATTTTCACAGAGGAATAAAAGAACATAGTAATATTGTTAATGTAATACAAGTTCAAAATGCCCAATTAAAGACCAAGAACTTTTCTGTATCTATCGATAATCATTTAATAGTTGATGCAACCTTTACTTTTGGTATAGGTAGGGAAAATGGACTGAAAATATATACTCCTTACCATATTTATTTTCAAGGAGAAGCTATACAAGTTTTGTCTACAGAAAAAGAATTGGTTGAGCCAGAAAGTCTAGATGAAGCGACACTGGGTTTCGCGGAAGATACTGGAGCCCTATATGTTTATCATGATGGCGGATGGACGTTATATAACAACGACGAATACATAACATAAAAAAACCCGCCACTTGGGCGGGTTTTTTATTAATAAGTAATTATAATCCTATTGCGAGCTATTTATGAGCTATAAGGCGCTTCTCCTTCTGGATAAATTCCTCCGTCAATGTGAGGGTTGTGGTCATCGTCAGTACCTAAAGTTCCATCTGCTCCAGCGGTATGTTCATGACTTGGAAAATCATAGCTTACGGCTGTAGGAGGGGCGGGTCTAACAGAAAGAAGGTTGTCTGCTTCCCATGTTGCATTCGTAGCTTTTCTGGAACCAAGAATTCTCACTCCTCGAGCATCATCTTCTGGCCCGCCAATTTGAGCATTGAATGTAAGGTCAACTGTTTTGTTGTCTCCAATGCTGGAACTAAAGGACTCGGACTCAAGTAACGCACCCTTAACAACATACTGCATTGCTACATCTCCTGTGCCATAAGGATTTGGCTCTCGGAGAGTAAAGACTAAGTCGTGTTCTTCGGTATCCCATATAAGGTCTGCGACATTGCCTTCTTTGAGATCTGCAAGTATTGCGCTAACGCTAACAGTTACATTGATTGGGTAATCTACAACTCGGGTGTATCCATAAGGACTTCCGAGTCTTTGTAGCGGAGTTCTGCCTACAGGAATGTCTATCGAGAAACTTTGAATGTGAGCAGATCCTTGCATATAATCGTGCGGAGGAGTGTCTCCACCTTTGTCGCTATCAACATAATCAGAGGGAAGGTTTTCAAATAGAGAAGCCCTTCCGTCTTGACCGAGAGACAATGAAATATCTCCAGGGCGTAAACAAGACCAACCGTCAGATTTTGGATCTTCTAAAGAATTATCATCCGAGTCGTTCAATACTCCACTTGCTGCCGCAGGAACACTGAATTCAATTTCGTCGATAGGTGTGCCAAAATTGGTGTTGACCGAAGGTAATGGTAGGTTTTCTGTGCCAATATAAGAACGAATGTTTAATCCTTCAACGGTAACATTTGCTGTCGGCATGCCTCCAACTGCAGCTTCAACTGAGTAGTTTGTTACATAACCGTTGCCTACAGCAATAACACTTTTTTCGTCTTCATCTTTTTCGTTGTTTACTGCATCGCTACCTTGAGGGGTTGTTAGTATAAAAAAGTTTTTTCCGTCAGGTCCGCCCATTTCTGATGCTGAACCATCGATAAATTCATCAGTGATTGCAGATTTTTCTCCGCTCACGTCAAAGCCAAGAATTTTTTCATTAAAACCGTTAGTAAGGTAATAAGAAAAATCTAAGTTGACTGTAGGTGGGTCTATCGCAACCGCGTCAATTCTTGCGAGTTGACCAAATTGATTAACATCCTGCCTGTTGATTGAAAAACTGTAGTTTGCGCTTTGTACGCGCTGAAGCTGTTGAAGTCCAGTTCTGAGCTCAAAGCCAGACTCTTCTTTTCTCTCTAGATATTCTGTATCAGTTATTTTACATCCTACTCCGGTTTTATTGGTAAAACCGTCAGAAGACATCATAAAATGATACCCTGTCGCATCAACTACCGCTGCGTATAACGCCTCGCTTTGATAAATTACTCGTGCTCTGCCCTGAAGGGATTTAATATTATTACTCATATTGAAATGTGTTTAGGTTATGCTAATTTAAGATTACATTTATTATTTATCAAAGGGAACTTCAAGATCTCGGATACCTGACATTAGATATTTCAAAATCAATAAAACCAACAAACAAAGAGGGGTCTACTTTCTTTGTAATTCTGTCGCTCAACTTTGAAACTCTTACATCTTCTAGGAAAAATGGTTCGTGTGATTTAGATAGCTCTGAAAGCTCTCGGTAGTTAAAGCCGATCGCGTCCCCAACTTCGTTTAAAGGGTAGTCGTCGAATCCAAGCTTGCTGAAGACTTCATGCTTTGAGTCTGCGAACACAGAAAGAGCTCCATCAAGTTGGTAACTGTTTTGAGACATGACCACAGCCCTTATTTCTGTTTTTGTTTTATCTTGACCTCCAAACGCATAAGGAGTATTTTGGGACATTTCAGGGTTCACGAAAATTGCTGGAGCAACCTGGCTATAAGGCGCAATGCCCGAAAAGTCTTGACGGAATCTAGAGTTTACGTCAAATTTACTTTCAATGATCAACTGTTCTTCTGTTTGGTTTGTGATATAAAAATTAAAATCTTTTACGGAATAGGCTCCGCTAACTCTGGTTTTCTCGTAACCAAAGCTTTTGTCGAAAAGAGCTCGTCCGTTGTCAAAATCAAACATTAAACCAAATTCACCCCGCCCCAAGAATTCTCCATCATTCCAAACTCCAGATGGAACAATCGCGCCATCAACACTTTCATCAAAAACCCACTGTTTGTGGGGACTGCTGTACCCTATTAAGTTTTCGTCAAGCCGGGAATCTCCGTGGTCTGCAAAAAACGATGTGGTGAAATTAGAAAACGCATCTGCTCTTTGGCATATGTAGTTATCTGCCCACAGCATAAAGCTTGTTGTTAGCTCGTGTTGAAATTGAGGTCTCATTTGATAGATATTATTCGTGTTTGAATTTTGTCCACATCTTTTTTGAATTGTTGCACCATGGGTTTTATGTAAGCTATTTTGAGGTATGAAGATCCTTCTCTCGAGGTTTCTATACCTGCGGTAGAACGACTGTGTTCAGATTCTACATTCATATATTGAGCTAAATTTGGTATACCCTTGCCTTCCATTTCTCTAAGCCAGCTCATTCCTTGAGCCCAGGGCATTGGCGTCATCGAGTAAAATTCTTCCATTGTTGGTAGGTTTATTTTAAATGACCAAGAGATTTGGCTTTGTGCGGATCGCTTTCTGAATATGTTTATATCAAGGATTCTTAATGATTTTTCAAGTTGACCAACTGGATCTGAGTTGCTTTCGAATCCTATAAATCCAAACAGGTTTCCTGAGATCAAGCCGTTCGAGCTAGAGGCCGAAGCTCCTCCTTTAAGCTCTTTGGTTACAGGATGCTCTAGAAATGTATTTAATAGTTTTTGTTTGGCTTTATTAAAAGCGTCACGCGCAAGTATATATACTCCAGATTCCAGGCGCTTGTCTTTTGAAAGTTTTTTGTTTATTTCTTTTTTTAAATTTAATGCAGATCTTTTCATTACGAGCCTTTTGCTACTGCTTCGATTGGTTTTAAGTATAGAGTACAAAATTGTATTTCATCAAAAAGGCCGTGAAATTTTGGGTCCGAGTTTATATGAAAAAGTCTTCCGTCGAGCTCGATTCTTTTTGCTTCCTTTATGTAGTTATAATCCTCTATCTTGAATTTAATTCTTACTAGACTATCACCTGTTCTTGAAAGCTTGAGTTGCGCGTTTGCTTCTGCCATGTATTCAAGATCTCGATTATTTTCGTATTTTATCCTAACCTTAAAAACTTTTCTGACTGGTTGATACTGCACGCTAGCGTTTTGATCTCCAGAGTTTCCGTATAAATAATTATAGGAAGGGTCTGAGCTCATTATAACTTTTCGGGCTTCTTTGTATACAACAATATCTCTTCCGAATGTTTCGTGAAGACCTAAAAGCTGCTCTGCAATATTGCGTTTTTCGTAATCTTTAAAAAATGGCTGCATATATATTGATACACTAATAAAAAATTTGTGTACTGTAATGCAGGTACAAGGTTTATATGGATCCAGAAGACATTTTTAAAAGGTGTTGCCAAAGGAATACGGTTTCCCTATTCAAGGGTTTCCTCGTTATGATTGAGGACTTACATAAAGAGCATGAAATTAATTTCGATAAGCTAAGAAATAATTTGCCAGAAGGCTGCTTGCCTGTTGTGGATCAAGCCGACTACTTTAGTGAAGAAAAGCTTCAACATTTAAGAAAAAGAATTCTTGATATTGGTAATGAAACAATTAGAAATATTCAAGGAGATTTAGATAATTATACAGCACACTTTATCTTTAAATAAAAATCATGACACAGGAAACTATAGAACAAACAAGAAAAAAACTCAAAGAAATTTACAGCTTCACTTTTGACAAGACTGAAAAAGTAAAAAACACAGAAACTAAAAATGTCACCAATCCAGAAACTGGAGAGCAAGAAGAGATTTCTGTCACGAAAGAAAGCGAAGTCTTAACGCCTTACAGGGTTATCATGAAAAAACCTAGCCGAAGGCAAATAGAAGAAGCCGAGCTCGAATTTAGCGTCGAGATGAGTAAATGTATCAAAAACGGTATACTCACAAAAGCCATGTTAGCAAAAAAGTATAGCGACACGGGGGGGCTTCTTGCAGAGGAAGACGCTAAGTCGTTAACTAATATGTATATTAAGTACGGCGAAATGTCGAACGAAATAGAGAAGCTTCAAATTAGCCCTGAGTCAGAAAAATTTAAAAATAAAATTGGCGCGCTCGCTGGAGATATAGCTCTTACGCGAAAGGATATAATCAACATTGAAACATCATACGCAAATCTTTTCAATCATACCGCTGATATGCGTGCCGAAAATAAGGTTATACAGTGGTATATATTAAACTTAACATATATCCAAAGGGGTGACGAGGATGCAATTGAGCCTTTATTTCCTGGCAAAACTTTTGATCACAAGCTTCAAGTTTTTTATGACATGGAGGAAGAGGGCGATGAGATTTATGATATAATCGGTGGCAAGGTCGCTGCTTTATTTAGTTTTTGGTATTATAGTTCTGGCTCTGCATCTTCAGATGAGCTAGAAAGCTTGAGCGAAGATATAGATCAAGGTAACATCTAGTGTCGTGGAAACGACCAAGCGTCGAAGAATATTTAGAGATGTTGTTCGAGGTTTCTCTGAGTCAACCCTGAACTCTGAGAAAGTTTTTGTAAAACATTTAACTCCTCACGACCAAGTAGAGCTTGAAGAGATAGAGGAGAAGTATTTTAATATTGCTAAAAATAAAGGCGTTCCTACTGAAGAAGATATGCTTGCTATGCTTGCAGAAGAAAGTCAATGGACAGAAAAAGATGAAAAATTTATTGAAGATAAAAAAGAATTTATAAAAAGCTTAAATACTGCCAAAAACAAACTGGTACTCAAGAGCGAAATAGATCAACAGCAAGATTTAATAGATAAAGAAAAGAAATTATTGCGCGATAAAGAATTACAAAAGAAAAGCCTCATTGGTAATACTTGCGAAAAATATGCAAAAGATAGAATGAATGATTTTTATATGATTAAAAGTTTTTTTTATGATCGTGAATTGAATAAGCCTTATTTTGATGGAGACAAATTTGATGATATGCAAGACTATGAGATTTCAGATGTTGTGTTGTTGTATAATTCTATATTTGAAAATTTTAGCGAAGAAAGTATACAGTATACAGTATTAGAGGATTTTTATAGTCCTTATTTGAGTTTTGCTGAAGATAGTATGCAGTTTTATGGAAAGCCATTTTGTGAATTGACATACAATCAAATAAGATTGATAGTATACACCAGGGTGTTTAAAAATATATTCGATTTTAATGATAATATACCAGATCATATTAAATCTGATCCAAAAAAATTATTAGAATTCGGGGGTTCATCAAAAGAAGAAAAAGATAAAGCTTTTCAGAAGTTACAAACTGGTGATGCAGCCACCCTTGTGGGTGCCAAAAAGGAAGATTATGAGTATCTTGGGGTGAAAGAAAAAACTAAAGGTGTTGATTTGCATGAGGAAGTAAAGAAGAAGGGTGGAAGTTTAAATATGGAAGATTTAATGAAATTACATGGCGTAGGATAAATTTGGTGTATATATGCCTTATCTAGGAATAAGGAAAAATGAGTATAGATCTTGACGTACATGGTAATACCAAGCCGCTTGAAGCGGCGGTACAAGCGGCTGTAAATAGAATACGCCGACAGCCAATAAAGGTTAGCGTAGATGACAAAGGTGCCACTCAGCCTTTGGGTAATATGCGCAGGTCTGCAGATGAGTTTACCAAGTCAATGGAGGCTGCCAACGCTCGTATTCTTGCGTTTGGCGCCAGTATGGCTATTATAAACGGCATTTCTAATGCATTCAAGTCTATGGTCGTTAACTTAGTTGAAGTCGAAAAGGCTCTTGCAGATATAAATGTAGTTATGGGTTTGTCGACAGATAATCTCCAGGCTTTTTCTTCTGGATTATTTGATGCAGCTAAAGAAACTGGACAAGCATTTAAGGTTGCTTCTGATGCAGCGGTAGAATATGCTCGCCAAGGTTTATCTGTAGAAGAAACTTTAAAAAGAACTCGAGACGCTTTAATTCTTACTCGTCTGACGGGCATGGACTCTGCAAATGCGGTAAAAGCTTTAACTGCCGCAATGAATACTTATGGTTCAGAAATTAAAGACACAACTGAACTTGTGAGTAAGTTTGCAGCGGTTGACGTCCAGTTTGCTGTTAGCGCTGAAGACTTTGCTGACGCCATCGCTAGAACGGGTCAATCTGCAAAAAGTGCTGGAGTTGATATTGATGAACTTGTTGGCATGGTGACCGCCGCTCAACAGCAAACCGCTCGAGGCGGAAAGGTAATCGGAAACTCGCTAAAAACTATTTTTACAAGAGTTGGCAGAACGGGTACTCTTGATCAGTTGGAAGAGCTAGGTATTGCTGTTAGAGATATTGAGGGCAACACAATCAATGCCACAAGAATACTCACCGATCTCGCAAACACTTTCGATAGTTTATCTGAATCTCAGAAAGCTCAAATAGCTCAAACAGTCGGTGGCGTTTTTCAGATCAATATCTTGAAGGCTGTTTTGAGTGACGCTGCAAAGCAAAATGGTATACTTGCGAGAGCCACTGAAATTTCTTCTTCTGCCACCAATGAAGCAATTGAAAAAAATGATCAATTGAGAGATACTGTTTCTGCTCTAGCCACAGAAACTGGTTTGGCTCTAAAAGAAATGAGCGCCGCAGTGGGCGAAGTTGTTCTTGCTCCCGGAATGGAGAAAATTTTAAATACTTTTAAAAGCTTTGCGGAGGGGGCAAATGATTTGATTGGAGATGGAGAAAGTGCTGGAAGTAAATTTGCCAACGGCTTTCTTGCCGGTATTGGGAATATACTATCTGGCCCAGGCTTGGTTGTTCTTACTGCGGTATTCTTTAAGTTGTTTGGTCAAGCTGTTAAATTTACTAGAGAAAGCCTTGGTTCTTTGATTGGTATTACGAGCGAAGCAAAAAAACAACAGTCAATACAAACATCTTTAGTAAATTTATTTTCTCAAAATGCGGCTCTTAATAAAGAGATGTTGAGAACAGATATTTCCAAGGTTGAAAAAGAGAAGATTATTCTTGGTTTGATAAAGTCTCAAATAGCAGAAGCTAAAACATTGAACGCTGTCGCTCAACAGGCTTCCTCAACTCTATACCAACAGGGATTTGGGCCCAACCTCACAAGGAGAACAAAAAAAGGTAGATCTGCAGAGGGTTTTGTTCCTAATTTTGCTAAAACTTCAACGAAAGATAAATTTGAAGAAGAGGAGGCTGCAAAAGAAGCAGGATATAAACCTGGTCAAGTGAGATCAATGAGGGTTCCTGGAGAAGGAGATATTTTATACAACACAGCAGAAACAATAAAATATTTTCCGGGAATAAAACAGCCTGCAATCATGCCTCCTTCTCAGACGAAAGCAGGCTCAAGCTATAAGCAAGCTTTTCAAGATATTCATGGATTTAATCCATATGAAGCCTCTGGTGTTGATTCTGCAGATAAATCTCGCAATCAAAAATATGTTCCAAATTCTTATTTTAAAAAAGTTCAAAGATTAAGGTCTCGGGAGGATTTGGATATATCTCAAGATCCGGAGACAATTATTGGCTCTCAGAATCAAAGAACTCCCCCTAAGGAAAGACAAGGCTCTGCAGAAGATTCTGGCTCAAAAAATCAAACTGCTCCACCTCAAGAGCGTCGAACTCAATCTGATCAACAAGAAGGGTCCAAAAACCAAAAGACTACTCCCAAAGAATTTGCTGAACCCGATGAGCAAAAGGGTTCCAAAAATCAAACCGCTACTCCTGAAGAGCGACAACTAGAGCCTCAAGAACAAACAGGTTCAAAGAATCAAAAAACTCCCCCTAAGGATCGACAAATAACTCCCGAAGACCAGCCCGGCTCCAAAAATCAAGTGGCCGTTGATCGCAGGGATGATGTAGATAAACTGGATTTGCCAGAAGTAGAATCTGGCTCGAAAAATCAAACAACCCCTCCTCAAGAACGCCAAACGTTACCAGAAGATCAAAAAGGATCCAAGAATCAAGTTGCTCCACCTCAAGAGCGTCAACAAGAACAAGAACAAAAAGGCTCGAAGAATCAAACAAGTAAAATCAAAATTACTGAAACAGAGGTATCTCTTGCTTCTGAACTATCTAAATCGAGCGACAGAGAAAACAGAGATCTATTTAAGAAGGGTTTTGAAAAGTTAAATGGCAAAGATTCATCCGAATCAAAAACCATGTTCTCTGATAACAAAACGAGAACGAAAGGTATTGATCCAAATAAAATAATTCAAGGAGTCGATTTAAATAAAGCATCTAAAAATCAAACCTCGCCTCCGCAAGAGCGCCAACTTTTTCCTGATGAACAGCAGGGATCCAAGAATCAGACTGTTAGAAAAACACAAACCGATCAACAGGAAGGATCCAAAAACCAAAAGACTACTCCCAAGGAGTTTACTGAGCCTGGAGAACAGAAAGGCTCTAAAAACCAAACCGCTGCCCCTCAGGAAAGGCAACTTGAGCCCGACGAGAAGAAGGGTTCCAAAAATCAAGTTGATAAAGAGGTACAAGTCGATCAACAAGTTGGCTCTAAAAACCAAAAGACTACTCCCAAAGAATTTACTGAACCTGATGAGCAAAAGGGTTCCAAGAATCAAACCGCTGCTCCCGAAGAGCGACAATTAGAACCTCAAGAGCAAAAGGGTTCTAAGAATCAAACCGATAGAGAGGCTCAAGTCGATCAGCAGGTGGGTTCTAAAAATCAAAAGTCTGCGCCGCAAGAAAGGCAGATACCCGAAGAGCAAAAGATTGGATCGAAGAATCAAACAACAGAAACTTCAGATCGCAGAGAAGATGTAGATCAATTGGATCTCCCTGATATCAAAGGGGGCTCGAAAAATCAAAGCTCTCCTCCTCAAGAAAGACAGATTCAGCCTGAAGATCAAAAGGGTTCTAAAAACCAAATCACCGAACCTCAGGAAAGAAAATTTGAGGTTGTCGAGCGAGGATCAAAAAACCAAAGGCTTAAACCATACTATCAAAAAGATATTAAAATATATCAAACCGAAAAAGAAACTCCGATTCTATCCAAAATAGATCAACAAAATTATCGCTCTGGTTTCGAAAAAATTAATGGATCTGACGCATTCAATAAAAGGTTTGAGATAAATAGATTAAAAAAAGACGAAGAGGAAACCGACAGCTTAAAAAAGAAACCAAAGCCTTATGCATTGGGATATGTTCCTAATTTTGCCAACTCAAGAAATCAAAGGCTTGTCCCTAAAGATAGGCAAGAGCCGGATCTTTTTGATTATATATTTGCAGAAGGATTTGTGCCTAGCCCAGAAAAAATAGAAAGAAAGGAAGCGGTCAAATCTGGGTACGCACCTGGAGCAATAAAATCAATGGATATTCCGGGAGAAGGTCCGGTTGTTTACAACTCGGCAGAGCAGGTGAAAACTTTTCCTGGCATGTCTCAACCAGCAATCATGCCTCCTGCCAAGAGTCGCGCTGGGCAGGCTTACCAAAAAGAGTTTGGAAAGGTTCATGGTTTTGACCCGTATAATTCTGATGGATATATACCCAACTTTGCGCTTCCAGCTGGCCTCTCCAACAAGCAAAGAAATGCTATAATCGAGGTTGCCGACAAAGGATATGGGTGGACCTCCGGTGAAGCTCGAGAGATACTTAGTAATGCTTGGGGTAAGAGTCCTGTACCAACTCAGGCAATATTATTTGAAGATTATGCAGACGATATTGGCGCAAAGAATTTCAAGCAATTGCAAGAGCATCGAGTAGATATTAAAGCAACCAATAAAGCTGTCGAAAACGCTAAAGCCGCTATGCTTGTTCCTCCTGAAGCTGGTAGCGGAATAGCTAGTTATGGTACAGGCGACAAAAGGCTTTCTTGGCCTGTATACTCTCTGAAGACTGCAGGCGGCAAGACGGTGAAAACCAACCTCTCTGAGGCAATATCAAGCTCTTCGAAGAACATTGGGCTAGGTTATACAAATCAAATACGAGCACTTATCGGCGAAGAGGCTGTGCAAATGGGGGTGTTTGAGGACGAATTTACACAAGCAAAAGGAGCAAAAGGCGGTATGAATGCTGCGGTCGGAGGAATATTTGAAACAGCTGTTAACGCCGCTGTGCAATATAAGCCTGAACCAGATGACCGATCCGATGTTTATGGAGATTTTGATGTTAGAAGTGGAGCTATTGGTCAGTTAAGGAGAATTTTTACAGATTTACCAAAGATAAATTTGGCGGATTACAAAAATTCATTGTCTAACTCAAATAAAAAATCTTTCTATAAAAAACTAATCAACGAATTTGGGGTAAGAGAAACATGGGAGGAGGACGCAGTTGATGAAGATGGAAATCCTATAAAGAACAAAGACGGAAAAAAAGTAAAGGTAACACGGTCAGGGGCAATTCCATATACTAGAAAAAAGTACAAGCTCTCCGACGACCTCAAGGAAATTAGCCCTGCATTTCAAAAAGCTGCTAGAGGGTACATTCCTAATTTCGCCGCAAATTCTTGGGAGTCTGAGCCTAAGTGGAAGTGGTCAATGAATTCAGACTATATAGATTTTCAAAAGAAGAAAAACCTAGAAGAACTAAACAAAAGAATAAATAAGTTTGGAAATTCAAATATAAAAACGACCGGAAAATATAGCGGGTATTTGCCTGTTGCTAGAATAACCGACAAAGAAACTGGTACATATACTGATTTTACATACGGAAAAGAATCTGGGTCCACCACTAATAGCGCCTCAATCATTTATTCATCAAGAAAAGATGGTGTCAGTGTAGGAGACTCAAGCAAAAAGGGAGGAGCGTTCAAAAATTTTGGGGTTATTGGTGATTTTACAAAAAAACAGGGAGGAAAAGATCCTTCTATTTATAGTGACTTTGATCAAATTAATGTAGCTTCTGGAAAAACTCCGTGGTCTATGTTGTTGAGTTCATTTCCTCAATTAAAACAAAGGATCAAGCCTGGCATGGTTACATCTGGCGAGATGAATATTGGATATAATAGCTTTCCATTTAATTCTTTGCGTTCGTTAAAAATGCAGGTGAGTAAATGGGTAAACCGAAATGGGTTGAAAGCTTTTTTGGATTATTCACAAGCAAATCTTGGTTACAATGAAAAGAATGGTATTCTTAGCGGCACATCTTCTGGTGAACTATTTTCTATTGGCGGTTTGCGCACAACAATGTTGACGCGAAAAGATAAAAATTATTTGAACGACTCTAGGGTTGGATTTTCTGCTGAAGGTCACGTTCCTAATTTTGCGAACCCGTTGAGCGATGCAATCAATCGCGAAAAGGCTGCGGGGGTTCCTGTTAATCAAATTCGTGTTGACGCTCATTCTGCTCTCGTAAAAAAAGAGAATCCCCTGGGCCTTGGGGTTACGAATACTCGAGACGAACCAAATGGATTAAGAGATGTTTTTGGCGCAGACTCGTATGTTCCTAATTATGCAATAAGCGATAAGATTGGCCCTTTAACTGCTAGTAGTTATGCATCTGAAATGGGGGAAGTTAAAGATTCTTTGTTGCAACTGGGTACAGCAATAAAAGAACATTACAAAATAGTTAAGAGCAATAAAGAACCCTTAGAAATAGCTAAAGCTAAAGAGAAGCAGTTAAAAGAAGAAAAAGAGAGAGTTGAGAAACTCAAAACATCAAATAAAAACAGAAAAAAACTTCAAAGGATTGAAGCAGATCTTGCGACTCAAAGTCAAAAAGTTAGCGACTTAACTAAGCAGTCTGCTAATGCAGAGCGAAATATTGTTGATACAAAAACAAAAATTAGAGCTAAAAAAGAGCAGCAGCTAAAGCTAGAAAATTCTATTGGGGGAGCGATAAATAGAGCAGGCAACTCGGCCGCTGGAAAATTTTCGAAAAAACTTGGAGGCATGTTTAGTGGTGATAAAGGCATGATGATGATGATGGGCGCGCCGATGGCCGCAGGATTTCTTCAAGAAGGGGGTCCAGGTGGTGGAGCTGGCGGAGCAGCTTATGCTGCAGGGGGAGCTTTAACCGGAGCTTCTAGTGGTGCAATGATGGCGAGTATGGTTGCGCCTTTAGCTGGACCATTTGCTCCTTTGGTTACCGCGCTTGGCGCTGCTACAGGAGGTTTGATTGGACTTCTCGGCGCAACCGATGAAAATGCAGAAGCGATGCGAAAAAGCTCTCTAGAATTTGATAAACAAAGGTCTAAGACCACTATTCAAAGCGCTGTATCTGGGTTCAATGCCGTTAAGAACGATATTTTTAAAAAAGGTCAAAAAGATTTTGAGGGGAATGATATAGACTACCGGATGACTTCCGCTAAGACATTTAATGTCAATACTCCAACTAGACTAAATGCCAGCGGAAAATTTGTAGCAACTGGCCCCCGAGTAGTTAACGGCATGAAGGCTCAAGAAGAAGTAGAACTTGTTTTTAATACTGAAGAGATGCAGAGTATTATTTCGGATCTAGATTTAGATATTCAAACACACAGAGGTATGCTTGGCATGGGAAGCGCAATACGCCCAACCACTGTGCAGTTAGACAAGTATGCTGGAGATGAGACTATTGATGGTGCAATTGAGTTTGCGCATAAACTAAAAGGCTTGAAAGATTACGGAAACATAGACGAATTTAGAAAAGATCCACATAAAGACCCTGAGCTGGAAGAGCTGGTCGATCGAATAGCTCGTCACAGCGAAAAAGGCGCTCAGTATGTTTTGGATAGTTTGATAAAAGGAGGGAAAATACTTAATGAGGAACTAACAAGTGCGGCTAAAGAAGATATGGTTAGGGTGCAAGAAATGACCGCCGAAAGAAATGATCAGCTTAAAACTATGGGCTTAACTGATCTCAATAAAAATTATTCAATGAATGAGATTATTGCTCAATTTGGTGGAAGTGGTTTTTTTGATAACCAGGATGATGGTAAAAAAGTTAGTATGGCTCAAGAGTTATATGAGGACTACTTGGATCTGCTACCAGATACAAAAGAGGTCTCATACAAAAAGCAAGACGGAAGCAAGGAAACTAAAAATGTAGGGGATCTAAAAACAGAATTGAAAGCTTTAAATGCAGCAGGGAATGAGGCAGAAATTATAGCAATATTAAAAAGCGCAGGGATAGAGGTTGGAAAACTGCTAGAAAATTACACGAAACAAAATAATGCTGTAATCATTAGACTAAATTTAGAACAAGCAATGATACGAAATGCTCAGCTTATGTTTGATGAACAAATGAAAATCAAGCGAGTATATGGAAGTATTACCGATTCTCTTTCAAACTACGAAAGGGTTATGGCTGGTTCGATGAACAAAGAAACAAAAGCCAAAATAGCCGCCGCAAAAGCTCAAGTAAAACTTTCACAAAAATACGAAGAGCAACTCAAGAAAAACGAGCAAACCAGTGTTGATGAATTATTAAAAATTGCGCAAGGAAGTAATAACTTGAAGAGCGCAATCAAAATAAACTTGGCTCAAGATGGGGGAAAGCCCGAAAAGGATGTAACTGATATAGAGGTTAATGATGCATTAAATGCAGAGTTTGAAAAAGGTGCTGATGAATTTTTAAAATTTCTGCGGACATTGACCGATGCAAGCTCAAACGAAGGTAAAGCTTTAAGTAATTATGAAAAAAATTCGGCCTTGCGAAATAAACAGCTAATTGAGGGCAGTAAATTAGATCAAAACAGGTTGACTATTCAGAGTAAAATAAATGTAGAGCTAGGCAAGATTGCTGATGATGCGTCGGCTACTGCGATAAAATTTAAAACCGCAATGGATAACCTTCAGCACGCCGCTTCCATTAGGGATATAGGCTATCAGAGAGATCAAGATAACTTTCAAAGGCCTATTGCTGATGGAAAGAAAAGAGGTCTTTATCGAACAAAACAAGAAGAGCTTGATTTTTATGAAAAAAATACTTTGCCAAAACAACAAGCAGATAGAATAACAAGCTTCAATCAATCAACCTCAACTACCGCACAGAAAGCTCTTAATGATATGGGTTTAGCGGGATATTATAATGAGAAGGACTTAGAGTCTTTACAAACTGAAGATGTGAATTCTTTTAGTGAGCTAGGTAAAGAAGGTACATCTTCAAGTTTTGAGGAGCTTGCTAAAACCGCTAAAGAAGAAAGAACTCAAAAAAGATTAAATGAATTAAATACCGGACTGGGTGTGGCAGGCTATACTATAGAGGATGGCAACGAGGGTGGTGCTATATCAAGACTCAAAACAATAGTGGATGATAATACTGAAAGTATAAAACTAACAAAACCAGACCAGGATCTTAGCGAAGATGACAAAAAGTCAAATCAAGCTCTCGAGTCAGCAAACGCATTACTCGCTGAACAAATTGAAAAATTGGAAGAGATAAAAGAGTTAAAATCTAAAGGAGGTAATCTTTCGGACGAAGAGCAGCAAGCTTTGAGTGCAGCTAAAAGTGATCTTGATAATATATCCGAAAGAACAAAAGAAACCCTACAAAGCGACAAAGAAAGACTTGCAACTCTTAGACAAATCGATGCTTTCCAAAGAGGTTCTGGTGCTGGATACATGGTTGACGGTTTTAGGAACGCAGCAAAAGAACTTCGCGATCAAGCTGATTATATGGACTTTAAGCTTGGTGGAGATATTGCACAAAACTTCGCCTCTGGTATGGCCGACGCCATGCAGGTTGCGATCAATGGAGCAGAGGATCTTGATGATCAACTGCGGCAAATTGGTTTGAATTTCTTGATGGCAATTCAGCGAGCCATGCTTCAATCTTTTGCAAATAGAATTGTTGGTTCAATGGGATTCAATACTGGAGGAAGGGTTAAAGAGCGCCATAACGGAGGCGTTATTCGTACGTATACCAGAGGAGGCAAGGCTTTTCAAACCGATCAAACAATTGCTCGTTACAACGATGGGGGAGGAGTCAGAAAATATAGCTCTGGAGGAATGGTTCCTGCGATGGTTAGTGATGGAGAGTATGTAATGAATCGAGGGGCCGTGTCCAAATACGGAACCGCGTTTATGCACAATTTGAATTCTGGAATAGGCATTCAGCAATTTGCAGAAGGCGGGGACGTTGGTTCTCATGTAAGTGCAGGCATGAAGGATACAGGAAAGAAGTATCGCAAAAGAAATGTTAGCGGCTTCTTTTTAAGTGGGGCAGCTGGAAATGTGGCTCTCGCGGATGATGCGCGCGATACGCAAGATGAATACAATGAATCCATGCAAAAATGGAGGGAAGATCAGCAAAAACGATACGAAAAGAAAGCCAAGAAAAGAGCTTTAATCGGTTCTCTTGTGAGCACCGTGGTTATGGCGGGATTGAATAATGCTTTCGATTCTATTTCGGATACTGGAACAGGTAAATTAACTGGGGCCGCTAAAGAAGCAGGCTTGACAAATAAAAGTTTAGAAAACTTAGGTAAAGACGCTGTGGTCGCACAAAACATAGATGGATCTTATAAAATATTTAAGAATGGAATAACTGATGATGCAATCAGTCAGGGTTTTATTCAAAGTTCTCCCATAGCAAATAACAAAAGCTTCTTGCAACAAGCGAATCCATTTAGGGGTGTATTCGGCGGAAACAAAAGTCAGTGGAATTATTCTGGGAGCGACTATTTTCAACAGCAACTTAATCAACCAAAAACCAATTTCAAATATGCAATGGATTGGGGCAGTGTTTACTCGCAGTCTCTCGGAGGAATGATTCACAATTATAATAAGGGAGGCCATGTTTCTGGTAAAAAAGGCATTGACCAGATTCCAGCCATGCTTTCGGATGGAGAGTATGTAATTAAAGCTAGCTCTGCAAGAAAAATAGGTAAGGCAAATCTAGACATGGTCAACGCAGGAAAGTATTATCAAGGAGGAGCGGTAGGATCCTCTGATGATTCTGGAGCTTTCTCCGACTCTAAATCGTCATCTGCAAATACAAATAATATAAATATCACTGTAAACGTCGATTCCTCAGGAAAATCTTCTTCGGAAAAAGAATCTAAATCCGCAAGTTCTGGTAATGAAGATGTTGCAAAGTACAAAGAAATGAGTGAACGAATAAAGCAGCAGGTGGTATCTGTTATTGTTGAAGAAAAAAGGCCTGGAGGGGTACTTAGTGAATCTAGATGAGCTTCTCAAACTATGAGCAAAAAGTAATTCTTGATGGATACAATTTATCGGGAATTCAAAATGTTTCCGCCAGCTATGGCATTTCTGAGAAACCAGTAAGAGCAGCAGGTGTCGGCTTTATAGATGCATTGATTGACGCTCCTCTTCAGGGAAATTTGTCCATAGAGAGAACAATGGTTGGTGCAGATCCTCTTATAGAATTAGATGATTTTGAAAATTATATATACGACGAAAAAGAATTTGATGGAGCAGTGGTTGCGCAAGACAATAGTCAGGGTTTTGGGTTTCAAAAAGCCAGGCTTGTTAGATATTCTGTATCTTGTAATATAGGAGAGATTCCAACAATAAGTACCGACTTTACTATATACGGAAACCTTGGTAGGGATCTTCTTGCGGATGACGTTATAACTCAAAACCTAAATCATCCTTATGCTGATGTGGATGTAGACGCAATATGGTTTCATAAAAATGATGGTAGCGTATACGCTGGCCCTTATATAAATAGCCCAATATGGACTCAATTTTTAAATAAAGTTTTTTGGGAACAGGGAACCCTGTCAATGTCCGACGAAGTCTACAATGAGCTCAATGATTTTTCAAAGGTTGGAACCAATCAAAGCCTTGGCGGAAATTATCTTGCATTAGGCAAGGACGCTTTCAGTAGGGAATTGAATTTTCAATCTTTAGAAACAAGAGTCTCACCACCAATAAAATATCCCGATCAATCTTCTATGAGTCTATATATAAGTGATTTTTATGTAGATGCTGTAACGAGTTTTAGTTATACTAGGCAGTTGGTTCTTGAGCCTGTTTATGCTATTCCTTATGGAGATTTTACTGAATGGTCTCAAAATATACCTGCCACCAAACCAAATCTTGAACCTGTTCAAATTGATACTCAATACCCTATAGAAACAGATATAGAGGTAACTATAACTGCAGAAGAGTACAAGATAAAGCAAATTCAAGACAGGTTGACTGCCGCCCAAAAAGTGGGCGATGTTAGAATAGAAATAAAAGATTCTCTCGATGGATCAATGATAAATAAATTCGTGGGAAAAAGTGTAAGACTAATATCCGAGTCAATGTCTTTATCGGTAGAGGGAGAGATGTCTATAACCATGACCTATAAGGGGTATGAAACTTTACACAATCAAATATTATGAGTAAGCCGTTTTTAAGATTCGAAGATGCTGGTATTGTAATCAGCGGGCAAGAGCTTCTTGCGAGTAAAGCTTCATTGTCTTTGTCTACAACCTTAAATATGGAGCGCCAGTTTGGTGAGTTCGATATTGAAACAGGGGGTGCTACTGTTGATTTTGTTAATTTTGCTCCGAGTGATGGGTTGGTGGGTCAACTGCAGATTGAATTTATGGTAACACCTGAGCACTTTAATGAAGGGGGTTCTTTAAATAGTATATCTAGAATGTTTGAAATTGCAGAAGGAATGAGCGATCAGCCTATAAATACAAACGTTGTTGGAAGATATGCTTTTGACAATATGTATTTAAAATCTTTTTCTTTTTCTCTTAAACCTTTTTCTATAATTTCTGCTTCTGCGTCTTATGATATATATGGTACAATTACTAGAACTGTAGCAAAGAGAATGTCTTACAATAAAAAAACATTTGCTCATGGATTGAAGTCTTTTGGTAATATTTTTATAAGCGGGCAAAATGCTGACTCTGCAGTCGGCTCCGATTCTTTTGAAATATCTTCATTAGATTATTCTTTGGAGGTTAATAGGCAAAGCCATCATTCCATACGAAGAAACGAGCATACTTCTATTAATACTAATGCTGGCGGAGCAACCCCAACCCGTATGAGTGTGCAGGAAATAATTTGCAGGTCAAAGATAGTCGCCAATGAAATGATTCCTAATTTAAATAGCTTTGGCGATCAGCAAGATGCTCATTTTTTGAGGAAAAACGCCGACACTACTCTGGGTGTTTTTTTAAATTCTTTGGAGGGGGAAAGAATTGCATCATTTACTTGTTCTGGGAAAATTTCTTCACAAGAATCAGAAATATCTGAAGGATCTCTTGCTAAAAGTGTAATATCTTTGATTGGGGTTATAAGGTAATAACAGAAATGGATATTTCAATTGAGGACTACTTTGAGCTGCTCTTTAAACAAAGTGCGGAGCAGCTTGCTGCAAATCAATCTAAACGATTAGACTCTACTCTAGATACCGCTATATCTAGTTACTCTGGGATTTACAATCCTACGGGATCTTACAAAAAATTTGATTATGTATATAGCCAGGAGGAGGGAAAGTTTTTTTATGCTAAGAGAGATATTGATAATGGGCCTGGATTTAATTTTAGTGGGGCAAACAGATTTTTTCTAGACCCAAATGGGCCTTTTGATAATGAATTTGGACAAACTCATTATATATTTGATGAAGCTAATTTAATTAGCACAGACAATCAACCAATTAGAGCCGGACAGAAAATCAAACTAGAAGGCTCCCTTGAGGGGGCTGATGGTTTTTACGAGATATTGGATTACAAAACAAACGTATCTTCCGCTGACTCTACAACCAACAAGGAGGCTATACTCGCAAGGCTGGCTGGGACAATTATTTCTCAACATGAATCAGGGAGTTTCTGGTTTACTTCTTCTTGGTTTTTGAAAACAGCAGGCTCTCAAGGTGACGAGCCGTTTTTTTACAACCCCAACGCTGGGAATTCTTTTGTATATTCCCCGAAGGTTGGATGGATACATCTTTCTTTAGAAAATGAATCTGAACAATACGAAAGCCCTCATGAAATTGCTTTTGCATTTGTTCAAAATGACTTCGCTGTTCAGTGGTTGTGGACTTCTGAGTCTGTATCTAGATATTTAAGGGAGGCTGACGGGGAGGTCATTAGGCCAGAAACCTTTCTCTATATTTATCCATCTGAAAATGGAGTTCTTGGAAGCGCTGGTTGGCTGATTATTGGAGATCCAACGACAGAGGAGAGTCGAGCCTTGCATTCCATGTATTGTTATAGCTATTCTCAGCAAAGGCATTTCTTTTTTAATAAAGGTAATGGAAATAGCCTTGGGCTTCCCACTGTCGAAGCTTCAAGTTCTTCTGTGATAAATTCAATATCTTTTGTTGACTCTTTTGGGGTAGAGGATGTGACAAATGTAAACCTTCCCGTTGTTAATACAGACGGGAGGTTTAGGGATGGTATTCGCTCAAGAATTCAAGTTCGTGGATTGGGTTTGGATTCAAGCGATACCCTCTGGAAAAGTAATTTTGATAATTTTGATTTTAATAAAAGATCTCAACCTTGGTTAACTGAAGATATTGCCTCTCGGTTAATTGATCAAGGAGAGGCTTATTTATTTAACTGGGGGCAATATAGTTTAAATGGAGCTCAAACTTTTTGGGATCATAAATATTCTCGCACTAGATGGCGCACTCAATCATCTTTAAAAACATGGTATCTGGCGGATTCATCTTCGGTTGATTCCTGGATTCTTAACTCGCTTGAGGCGCAGTCACACTCTTATGATTCGGAAAACCGGGGTCATTTTGTTATAAGCAAAGAACATTATCAAGGCTTAAGTGCTGGCTCAAAATTGCATTACGACCCTGATCGTATTTACTACGGAAAGCGTTTTATTGGGTGGGCTGGACAGAATGCTTTCTCCAATATAAAAGTAAAAGCTGTATATGCAAAAATAATTGACATAAACTCTATACAGGCTGGCGGTAAATATGTTATATATGAATTAGGGTCACAGCCTGCAGACCTTTCTTCTGTAACAGACTATGTAAGAAGTAATGTAAATCGAAGGTGGCAGAATGGAGATTTGTTTACCGCTCATTCTGACGCTTCTGGGCTAACGGGAGACACTAAGGTATTTAAAATAGATGAGAATATTGATCTAAGGAACGGCTTGCTTGGCGAAGGCATAGAGCTTTCTAGCTCTCAAGAGTACAACGACTTGGCCGAAGAGTCAATGCTTGTTCAGAGCCAAAGTTTTTCTTTTGGTGTCGATGGGGAGATGTATTTAAATAATTCTTTTGAGGATCAAACTATTTATCTTGCGATAGGTAAAGACATGTTCGACTCTAATATTTCTGAAATATCTACAAGAGAGCAAAAGGGAGATCACTCCATAACTATTTCTTCAATTGTAGAGGATATCGCTCAATCTGACGCATGGACTACTGACGACTTTTTCTTTGATGCAGATTATGGAACAAACGTAGACTTTAGCGCTGATACTTATATGGAAGAATTTGGAGACGGTTATTATGTTGCGCGCCCGAAAGATATAAATTCTATGACCTGTAAGTTTAATCTAACTTTCAAAAATAGAACAAGCAGAGAGGCTAATGCAATTCTTCACTTTTTAGATTCTCATCAAGGCCAGTTTGAAGACAAGCATTCCTCAGATTTTTTAGAATATAAAGCGGGGATAGAGGGTTTCAGGTGGGACGGAAATTCTACTTTTCACCCTTATGATTCGCTAGATAATCAATCAAAAAAGTTTTACTGTACCGACTTTTCTCATACAATAAATTTTGAAAATAGCCATGATTTAACTGTCACTTTAAAAACTTTAAGTACATCTTTGCTTAATAAATCTGAGTCTTTATTTGTTAAGAGTGCAGATGAGTGGTTTGATGGGGTTGGATATGGCTCGAATGATGTAGTTTTTTCCCTAATTAATCATCAGTATTATTACTGCAAGCCTGCTCCTGTAATAGAGATATCAATCGACTCTGAAACTGGAGAGTCTGAAACAACAACTGTATATAAAGATGATTCGATATTTGTTGGAGCCCCTCCGGTTCAAGCCTCTGAAGAATGGAGTAGGGATACTGGATACTTTGAGAATCTTCATACAGATGTTTGGACTCAGGATTTTCAGTGGAGGCCTACCGCAAAGCTTTCCGTAAATCATAAACCAAGAGTAAAGGAGAAAAGGACAAAAGGATCTTACTCTCAAATATATAGCGACGGAATAAATGTAAATATGCTAACCATGGATTTGTCTTTTGAAAATAGAGATGATGCAGAAACATATGCTATACTTCACTTTTTGGAGCAAAGATATGGATGTATACCATTTAGGTTTACTGCTCCAGCTCCATATGATAATCCTAGGTCTTTTATTTGTAGGGATTGGTCTCATGTTTATAACTACAAAAACAATCACTCTATAAAAGTAACTTTTATTGAGTTTCCTTTCGATGTAGGGTCTAGCGAAATAGCAAATTTAATATCTCCGAGCCCTGTAGCTCCAGGAAGGTTGATGCTTCGGTCTCCTGTGAATATGTCCAGTCAATCTCAGCCTATTTCTGCTTCAAAACCTTTCGTCAAAAGAATCGAATTTGAGAATATAGGATCCGGAGAAATTGAAATTACTTCGCTAGGATTTGATGGAATGGTAAAGGCAACGTATTCTAGGCAGTTTGGTGAAAATTACATAACACCAACTCTTATAAGCACAGACACTCTAACTGACTTAAGAAAAAGCACTATACTTAATGATATTCTTCCGATGGATAATAAAAATGATTCCGGAGAAGAGAAAAGTTGGAGTGATTGGCTTAATCCTGGAGATAATTCGTCTTCTTTGTCGATACTTTTGGTAGATAGTTTAGAGCTAACTCGTCCGGATTATTGGACTGTTGCGGACTTCACTAAAGAAATGTTGAGGTTGATCTATTTGTATATGCCTGAAAAAATTAACACTCTAATTGGGGATGCCGCAGGATTAAATAAAAATATGGTAACCTATGATTCTGTTTCAATTATTGTAAAAGATCTTTTTGCGGATGATGGCAGTGTAGATTTGCAATTCCAAGCTGAAAAGTATAATCACCCTGATGTTTATGAAAATACGGAAAATATAATTATTGCTATACAGTCTTCAGAGGAATATAAAAATATTGTCGCCTCAGATGTAAAAATTATTTCACAAAACTTAACCGCAGATCAGTCAGTTGTGAAGGTAAATTCTTTAGTGGATTATTCTTCTGATCGGTTAAGGTTTGATCAGGCTTCTAGAAACTTTATACCTTTGCAGAGAGAGCAAATAAAATTAGATAGATATACCGCTGATAGCGCCGAACAAGGATTTCAGTCTCTTGATAAAGAAATAAAGGGGACATATCATCAAAAAAATAATGGGGACATTCTGACTCCTTATAAAACTCGAATTGAGTCTAGTTATTTTTTAAATAGAGACCTGTTCCTTAAATACGGGAGTAATAAACTGGGACCTTTTGAGAGGGGTTATATTGATCTAATTATAAACGAAGCAAATGATTCAGATTTTTATAAATATATCGGCGACGAAGATAGTGAAGCTATAGCCTGGGAAAACCTTGAGGGAGAAAAGGCTGGTAGAATAAAAGTGTCTATAATAAATGCTGGTTTAACGTCAAAGATGGAAATAGATTGGAGGACTGCAGAAGGTGGCGCTGGGGTTTATTATCAGACAGGAGAAGCAAATACAACTGAAGTATCTGTAAATAATTGGGTGGCTGGAGACGCCGAAGAAGAAGCTTTGATTGACTCTGCCAAACCTCTTTCGGAGGCATCTTTGTGTGCTCCTTCTATATATTTTTTAAAACATCAAAATAATCCTGTTCATGCTTCCAATGTAGTTAAGGGTAGAATTTATTGCGTGTTTGAGAATGAAGATTCTTCTAAGGACAGTTTTAATCTAATTGGGTGCTCTTCAGAAGAATCTGGAGCGCTTAGTTCTGACGCATTTATTGCCACAAGGGCGGGTAGGTCTGTTGAGTGGGGGGATGGAGATATGGTTTTAGAGGTTAGATCTTTAGAGTCTACAAAACATGAAAAAGCTGGCGGGGCTTACTTTGTTGCTTCTGAGCACAAGGGATTTAATAAAGATAGCTTTATGCAAAGGGGGTCCAATCCTTTATATAATAATAGTAGGGATTATTCTTTTGTTTTAGATGGCATTATCGATGGAGTAAACATAAAAAATAAAAGTTTTAATATCGAGCATTTTTACCAACTACAAAAAAATCCAAGACTGGGATCTAAGCTGGGCATTCAATGGTCTGGAGACGATGTGTTAAATAAGGTATCTGTAGCATCTGCCTCAAGAATAAAAAATCCTAAATTTTTTGCGGGTTTTCCTATTGATATATACAAGGGTAGTGAAAGTCTGAATTATTACGGAACCTCTTTGGAGAAATCTTTTGCCAAACAGTCGTTTGATGAAGATTTTTCAGCGTATCCGAAGGAGAAAAAAATAAACACAGTAATGAGTAAAAGCGCTGGAAGTCTTTGTGATGATGGAGTTTATGACTTGTTACTTTCTCAGACAAATCAAGAAAGCGGAGAACTATCTTTTTCTGGGGCAACATACAGAAGGTTATCTCAAAATTCAAGAAGGGTTGCTCCACAAGCTTTATCAAAAGGGGATACTTTTACTATAAAATCTATTGACTTAGAAACTGCAACGCAGGGTATGGTTGTCGGCGAAACTTATCTGATCAAAGAAGAAGACCTCCTTGTTGATGATACTAGGTTTGATGTTTTGACTACATGGTCAAGTATTAAGCCTAATGATTTACTTATAAAGCATGTAATTCATAGTTTCAGAGCTCATCCCGAACAACAAATCTCTCAATGGTCTGGACTCTCTTCTTATAAGGCTCATATTAATAACACCGTTAATCTGAATGATTTTAATCAAGACTTTATCGACTCTTTGAGGGGTGCAGATAGCATGGAAAGCGTTATTGAAGATGTCTCCGAAGAGCTTCGAGTTTACAGCAGAAATGTTCCGCTAAATGATCTTGTTCAAGGGGATTCTTGTACAATTATTGACGACTCTGATTACGATTTATATTTGACGATTGGCCTTGATAAAAATATTGTCGGAGAAAAAGAGGGCCTGGTTGGTCTTGAATTTATTTACAATGGAGAGAAGCCTTGGGGCAGCCTCGATCACTTTGTTGTTGCTATTTCAGAATTAAGTAACGGCGATGTTTTTAAAATTACTCAACAGGTAGAAGGTTTTGATTATTCGAATATAGGTATTTCAGGAACTTATGATGTCGGATCCTTGGTGATATTTTCTCCTGAAGATTATGTGGTTCCGGAGGCGTATAAAAATATTCAAGTTCAACGTCAATTACCGCTCGTTTCGATAGAAGGTAAGGGTTCTACTATTGTAGATTACGCACAAATTAGAAAGGGAGAAAGTTATAGTATATTAGAAAACCCATCTGAGAATAACTCTGTTGATTTACTTGCTAAAATTGGTTGCGTTAAAACCGAGATTGGGTTTTCTTTTACTGCTATAGAGCATGGCTTGGTTGCCGCCCCAGAATACAGAAACCCTGATACTGTTGATGTTGGTTTAAGATTTGTTCATAATACATATATAAAAATGTATATGCCGACTGGTACTGAATTTATATGCACATCAAACCCTTTAACAAGTGCCCTGGAGAGAGAAAAATATAGTGGTTCAAATAAATATATAGATCTTAGTAATAATGTCAGAATTCCTTTTTACAAAACGGCCCCTAATGAAGGCAAATGGCATCACCACGGCTGGGAAGATCAAACTTTATTCTCTCCTATTTTTGGCAATAAATATTTATTTGAAAACCCTGAGTTTTTTGAGTTTGTTAAAGAAAATTTTGGATCTTTTCAAGAGCAAACTTATTTGGGGAGCGGGGCCAAAGGAATCGTTAAGGAAGACTGGGATAAGGTTGGCTCCTTTACCGTGCAGGGCGACGGAGGGGAGTACTTTATTGAAAATAATTATGTATCTGGAATACTAAATCTTAAAGGTGTACCTGGGCCGCACCCTCTTTTCAGTTGGTGTCATCCTGCGATAGTAGGGGCAATATACTCGTATTTCGCATACCTTCTTCAGCAATCTAGGGAGCAAAATGGTAATATTGTGCCTAGTATCAAGCTTGGTCAAGGGTTAAATGATTACATACATAAACTGATAGGTCATAAAAGTAAACGAGGCGCAGTAAATGTATACAAATTTAACAAAACCTCAAAACTCTGGGAGGCATCTGTTGATAAAATTTCTATAAGCATTACGGGAGGCGCAAACGCATGGAGCAAAGACAAAAGGGGTGCCACCAATGCTCTAAGCGCACATTATTCAAGAACTATTTCTTGTTTTTATCTGTTTATGACTTTTTTAACCTCGCTTGCCGGGGTTAAAACTGTTGCTATAGGGTGGAGCGGCAGAGGCGCACAGACTACATCGCGTAATTGGGGCAAAAACCTTATTGAAGACTGGATTGCTTCTGCTGATAATTTAGAATTTGAGTATCAGCAGCATAAATGGCATGATCAGTGGGAAAAAATATCCCAAAGCAATATAACATCTATGTTTGACAAATGCGCCACTGTTGCGGTAGCTTATGGAACTGCAGGAAATAGCGGAGATGCTTTGTGGCGAAATTTTAATTCCGGGGAGAAACTTAGGTTTTCTGCTATGTTGTTTTCTAATGGCTCTTATAACCTTCAAGGCCAGCGCGGTTTGTGGCGAAGCCACGCCTTCGTTCATAATCTAGACTGGATTTCTTGGTATAATGATGCAGATGCTCCGACGAAAGATGAGATCTTGTCGTGCTTTAGCGAAACTCCCTACGTCAATGGTTTTCCTTTACTTAAGTTTCCTACATATTGGTCGTGGTTGATGCAGGAGTATTACGAAGAGGATTTATGGAAATTGAATATCGTTAAAAACGATACGTCCAACCATGCGATAAACTTGTATACTACCATGCTGGGGGGGAATAGAGGCTCTCTTGTTTCTGAGTGTGATACAATGAGAATAGAGAACTGGACTATATCTGAAGCAATAGACAGAATATGGAATTCTGCGCCAAATACAAGCATAGTAAGCTTTAGCCCTTCTTCGGGCGGCGATTGGAATCATTTGAATGTATGCAATAATAGTTTTTTCGTTGGTTCAAAAAACTTAAATTATGGTAATGCTGCGGTAAAATATATCTACGGCCAAAATTCTGCAATACAATATTTTGCTGCCTCTAAGACTGCAGAGTTTGTTCATCAAGCAAATAGTGACGGAGGGCAGCTTAAGTCTTTATTATTGAAAGATATTGAAAATAATCTTTTAGCCGAAGAGGAAGGGCAGCAAGACGAAGATCAATCTCCGGAAGAATTAATTTTGGGTAAATTTTTTGCAGGAGATGCAACGGTGAAAAAAAACAGGCCCTCTGACTCTTGGCTTGAGTTAGTGGGTGAGGTCGAAGAGGGTGAGGATGTTTTGTGGTATGAGGGTGTTGCCGGCCAAACGTACAAGATTACTTCTGTGACTAATCCCGATCAAGTAGAGCTATATAAGGCTGCAGCATTTAGGGTTATAAATGCATCTCAAATTATTGCTGGAAATAAATATCAGTTGCTGTTTGCGGACGGAGCGGAAAGTGTTAATTTTTCTTCGGTTAGTGATCAGTCTACTGTTAAGGTTGGTGAGATTGTTGTTTTTAACAAGTCTGGAGTTAAGCTTATTCAAGAAAACGCTTCTTTAATTAACGGACTGTTTTTTGCTGAAGTTAAAGATCCTGAGATTGGGGATATGTTTAGGTTTAGAGTGGGGCCTGCAATGTCTGTGCCTCTTTTTTGGATTCAAAAAGATCAAAAATATATTATAACCAAAACTGGAGATACGGATTTTTCAAGTTGTAATGGCCCAAATGAGTCTAGTCAGTACGTTGGTCAAGTATTTACTTCTACTATAGATGCTCCAGATATTACTGGCACTTCTGAGATATCTTTGGTGCTTTCGGACTTAAGTGGATTATCTTTTGTGGAAATAAATCCTTTAAGTATAGAAAACGCAAATATTCCAATAGAGGGCGGGGCGTATGAAGCTAAGCTTGATGGATATATATTACCCTGGAATACTTTTAATTTGTATAATATGGACTCAAACTCTGTGCGATTGAATAAGGAGTCCGAGGTTTTCGAGAGTAAGTTTTCTATTGATATCTCTACATCCAACAGTTCTAATCTTGATATAACAATCAAAGAAGAAGAAGGTGATGTTTGGTCTGTAGATGCTTTCTATATTACCGAAGGGGATCGCTTTGAGATTTTAGAAAATCCTGATAATGATAATTTTTCTCTCGTGGGATCTACTGGTAATAACGCTGGCACGAAATTTAGAGCATTAAGAGATGGTTGGGGTCTTAATTGGTCTGGGAACTCAAAAGTAATACGACTAGAGGATGATTGCTCTGTGTATCCTGAAGATTTCCAAAAATTTCCTGATAATTGCCAAACTGCTTTAGTGGAGTTTACTCATAGCGGAGATATCAGTTCTGTTGGGCAGGCAAGTGTGGATGAATTTATAAGCGCTCACGAAGGGATGTGGGTGGAGTATAAAATATATGCATATGGATTAAATGGTGGAAATATAATGTTTCCTGTAGAGATGCATGATGACATTTCCGCTCCTTATACTTCACATTCTATAGAAAATTGGCCTGTAGGCTCTAAGATGGCAGAACTAATCGACGCTGATGACATTAATAACGAAAATCATTTTGTGTTGTCAGTAGAAAAAGTAGACCCTGATAAGGGTTATGATCAAGTATATGTTCAGCGAGGAATATGTAAAATTATTGTTGGAAGATATGAAGCTGGGGGAGTAAATGAAAGGGTGAAAGCTTATGGGGTTATAAAAAGTAAATTTAGCTCTAATCAAGATATCGCTAATATTGAAATAGAATTAATGCCCCGGGCTTATACTTATGGAATAATTAAAAGCGAATCGGGATTTTATCAAATTATATCAAAAGATGGGAGGCTCATTTACTTACCTTTTGAAAATAAATCAGAAGTAATATCTGAGTGGGAAATAATTGCTACAAAGAAAATAAATCAAAAAAAATATTTATCTTCAGAAAATAATCCGATAGTGCCCTGCTCTTCTGACTTTGCTCATGCTTTGCCTTGTGAGATTCCTGATGATTACAATTATAATCTAGCGAATTATGAAGATGTAAAATCTGTATTTGCTGAAGTGTTGGTTCCTTCTGTTAATGGGGGTATTGCTGTTATGCATATAACTCTTGATGGTCCATACAAGTTTATCGAAAAAGTTTCTTTCTTTGAGGATGACGGGAAAATAAATAGATGGGAAGTTGTTGATAGCGAATTAATTTTTAGGGTTGTTGATGGTCGTACTACTATAAGTGAGTTTGTTAGTGAGTATAGCATTGATAATATAAAAATTAAAGTTTTGAACCTTCCTAATGGTGCAGATTTTTTAAGCTTGACATCTCTAATGCAGGAGCAGCAGTCCGTTTCTTTTGGAACTTTTGTTGATCGTGGTAATTTTAGGAAAACCAGTAAGATTGTATACTCCTCGGATATGAGTCAGGAAGATCAAGATAGAATAGAGCAGATTTCTTTCGACTCTAATCAGACTAGCAACAATAGAATAATGAATAAAGAAATTGCGGAAGTTTTTATGAAATATATTGATGATGAAGATATATTTTCTTCTGTCTGGATTTTAGACCATCCTGTTCAATTGAGAAACTTAAAAGAAACTAAAAAATTTGAAGACCAGGGAGATGCCTCTGGGTTTAAGCAGCCAATTACAATAGCACACATTCCTGAAAATCTTAGTGATAGAATATTTTCTTCTGATCAATTACAAGGGGGTAAGCAGTATGTACCTATTGGTTTTGAATGGAACGCGGAAGATTCTAGGTTTTTTATGGATCATGGCAGCGCTCATGTCATGTTGAATTCAGAGCGTTTAATTACCGGAACTTTTTATTATTCTCTTGATTCTGATTTTGTTAATGATGGAAGCTTTCAGTCGAATACTATGTTTATAGAAACAAATGTTTCTAATGATGAAACTTTTATGTCTCTAGATTTTCCTTCTATTATATCTCAGTTTTTAGAGTTTAAAAGTTTTGGTACTTCAACTCTTGATCGATTTTATGATTTGGGTTGGTTTGTGAACATGGTCGGAGAAAATTGGCTGTATAATCCTTGGCATGATCCAACTATATTTACTTTTAGGCCATCTGATTCTTCTGGTTTTAGGTCAAGCGGTGAAGTTGGAACCCTTATTTATCTCAAAGATAAATATAATGCGGTTGATTGGAGCTCGAGCACTTCTTATAGTATATATGCTATTGTTGTATATGAGGGTTATATGTATCAGTCCAATCAGATTCCAACCACTGGACAGTTTATTGAGGAAGAGTGGGACGGTCCGTATGAAGCATATGCGATTACCTTTGATGACGATCGAAATAGGAATATTACTGCTAGTAGAGATTCAACTATAGATAACGCTCGAGACTTAATCGAATGGAGTCAGGCGGCAAGTTTTTATCCCGACGGCGAAGAATATAGCAAAACTATAACTTTTGATGTTCCCGCTTTGGTTCACTCTGGGAATAATATAGGAAAAATGTTATCAACACAAGATTTAAACAGTATGAGGGTTGCTCAGTCAGAGGTGTCGACTATTAATGCGCCAATGAGTACTCTTGTTAAAAATAATTCTTATAAAATATTGGAGCCTATATCTCTTAACCCTTTCTACGCTGAAGTGGGGGAAAATTATACAGTTTCTTCGTTAGATGGAAAAAGTTTTGATTACTCTATTTTTGGGGGAACTGGAAATGAGTCTGTCGGGGATGCTTTTGAATGCACCATGGTTCCCGCAGATTGGGCTGAGGGAGAATATGAAGCTGGTTCTGTAGTTAAATTTGACAGGAAGTTTTATCAATCCTCTGTTCAGACTTCTTCTGTTCCGGGCGTAGATTTAGAATGGAACGAAATGGATGAAACTGATAGGTTTATACAAGGAAACTTTCCTTCATTGGGTATAGTTGATAATCAAGTTGGTAGAATATTTAAATATGTTGGTGATTTTTCTATGACAGGAATTATTAAAGTTAAGATTGAAAATGAATTTACTTTAGTGGGAGATTTGCTTGGGGTGGATGCGAATCCAACAAATCTACAATTTAATTGGTTGAATAAAAAAGGACTAAATCCGGAATACGAGCCATCTCCATCTTGGCTTTATGCTTTATCCAATGTCTACTCAAAGGATCATGGTTTTATAAATCCTGGAGTGTTTACTAATAGAAATATCAGTCTGTATACGGGCACGGAAGCGGCAAACAGGGTGAGGGATATTTTATTTTCATCAGTAAGGTATTCTAGGAATTTTTCCAAAAAAAGATTTAATTTTGCATGCAAAAAAGCAGAGATGTGTTATGGGGAAGATTCTGTTTTAAGATTTTATAAGAAAATATTTAATACACACACATTAAATATTGCCGAGGGGGCAAAATATTCTTTAAGTAACTATACTCAGGGAGATATGTATCACTATAAGTTTTCTGCAATGTATGAAGATTCTGAAGAGTTTTTGCATAAAAAATCTTTTAGGCAAGTTGATAGAATCGATTTTTCTACTCATGGAAATTTTCGGTATGGTGTTATTTATGGATTTGAAGTTTTGTTATATGGAGCTATTTTTGAGGCTAATAATAAAAAAGACTACGTAACCGTAAAAGATTCAAGCGTATTAAATACTATTCCATTTAATACTGTTGTTACTCCTTTTGGAAGCAAACAAAATAGTTACTACCTACTGAGGTATACTAATGGCTCTTCGCCTTCTATTGGAGATATGATAGGAAAGGGCACTCCTGTTTTTATTTCTTGTGAGGAATCTGCGTCCGGAGAAGATGAGTTTTATGGTTGTATTAATCATAATGTTTTTGAAGAAGGCGGTTTAGATAATGCTGATAACTTTGTGGAAATAAATAACTTTAAAGATGTAGTAAGTTTTACTCGCCAGGCTTTTGGTTTAAATAATAACATCTTTGCAATTCCCGGGGATCCAGAGGCTGGAAGCTGGAATCCTTCAATTAATGCCGACCATGTTGTTGCTAATAATTATAACTGGATATCAAATCTGCAAGATTCATTCTATGGTAATGAATATTTAAATTGTTTATCAAAAGTATATAACGAGAAAGCTTCTGCGAGTATGACTCACAATATTCCTATAGATATTGGTAAATATTACTCGGGAGATAATTCCTTTAAGTCTATAGATTCATTTTTTAAGCTTCCTAGAGTCACAACTTATGCAGGTAGGGGGGATGCTTTGCCGGAAAAGTTAAACTCGGAAGGATTAAAGATAAACACAAGAATATTTCTTGACTTGAGCGAAAAACAGAAAAAAGAGTTATACTATGTAGAGCAAAAGCTGAATGCTTTTGTTAAGGATAATTTTATATTGAATGTAAGTCTTTATGAGGCTTCTGCTGGAAGATTTGGAGATAGTGCAGATATTTTTGCTGCGGCATGGGTCAAACAAAAGTTTCTTGGAATGAAGGATGTTAATGGCTCTTATAGGCCTTCTCCTGCTTATGGTCAAATTATGTATAATCCTGTGGACTTTTTGGATGAAAATAACGCTATAAACTTTTTTGATATTGCATATCATAGTTATCCAAATTTCAGTAAAGAAGATGGCGTGCCTGTTTCCGGATTTTATTCCACGACCTTGCATGAATTCTTGCATGTCTTGGGTATTAAGGCTCAAAATGTAGGAGAAATTATAGATGACGTGGCTCTTGTCGCATCTACATTATCGAGCTCTTTTAAAGGAGATAGGTTTGCGTTAAGAACATCTAATATTGGATCCTCCCAAAGAGAAAAATGGGGGTGGCAATTTTACGGCAAAAAAACCCTAGAAGAATATGGTAAATATGTCAGAGAGCAACTGTCTCCTGATTCGGGGGCAGACACTACAGGCGCATCTATAGATCCACATGTCGCTCATAGCTCTGGGCAGATTGGGGTTTATAATGGAGATTATTATATAGCGACTTCAACTCCTCAGGTTTTTGACGAGAGCATATCGAGTCAAGACGATAATTACCCCTCTTTATTTAACCAATATTTAAGTGATTATTGGATGAAAATTGAACTGGGTGATGATATATATCATGCGATAGACAGAAACGGTAAATATATTAAGTGCTGGCTTGGTTCTGTTGCTTTGTATGGAAATGGTGCGCACTTTTTGGAGACCTGTAGGTCTATCGCTGATACCGGGTTTATACAGCCTTCTTTTCCTTTTGCGATAATGAGCCCGATAACTCTTGCGAATAGGTATAGAATATCTGACAAATCCTCAAAATTAACACTGGGTATTCTGGAAGATATGGGTTGGAATATTTCTGAGAATGTTTATAATAATGTTGAGGATTATGATAGTAAATATATGGAGCCTAATGTTGAACCTGGCATAACTTCGTCGGAGTGGGGTAGTCAGTGGATGGAGCGAAATATTGATCTTTTGATATAATGAAGTCTTCTGCAGATAGAAATAAGCAATTACTTTCTGTATCTCCTGATGCATTAATTTCTCTATTTGAAATTGACCTTTCTCCTTTTCAGGGGAACTTTATAAATATTCCAGGTCAAGATGCAGTTAACCTTACTGTATACAGGTTTACTTCTATGGAAAATGGCACAAATCCTATTGTCTGGAAGGGTAATTCGTATCAACCTATGCCCATATCTTTTGAGGATGTCGAGCAAAAGAGCCAAGGCTCTCTACCTAGACCTAAGTTGAGCATGGCAAATCCTGAGGGAATTTTTTCAAAAATAGTATATTACAATGAAGATTTTCTGAATTGCAAAGTCACTAGGCACAGAGTGTTTGCAAGGTTTCTAGACCCAGAAAACTTTCAGAACAGAAATTTAAATGAAGAGAATGTGAATCCTTTTGGGTATGGAGATCAAAACGCTGGATTTCCTGAGGATATTTTTTATATAAATAAAAAAGTTTCTGAAGATAAAGATGGAATAACTTTTGAGCTCGCTTCTGCAATGGAGCTAGAAGATGCTTTTGTTCCTGCTAGAAAAATAATGGCTAACTATTGTAATTGGACTTATAGATGTTCTGTGGGGTGCGGTTACGAAGGTTTGCCTATAGAGGATTCTATTGGTAGAGATTTAACTCAAATAAACAACTTATCTAAGGACAGTGAGTTTAATTTTATTGACCCCGCAAAATATCCAAATCTTGCTGATAGTGTTCCGATATGGAATCGTTATGGGCATGTATATAGTCAAGGTGGGTGGGTTGCTGGAACAGAAGTTAATAATTATGGATACAAGGCTGGGGACTTAGCTAAAATTCAGGTTATCAACCCAAATAATAACCCTTACCTTAAGACCCCTCAATTGTTTGTTTGCTTAAAAAGCCATGCGAACCCAAGCGATTACCATCCATTTTTAAGTAGATCTCACTGGGCTAAAGACGAATGTCAAAAAACATTTGATGCATGCAAAAAAAGATTCACTGGAGAAGATCCAGATCTAATTGCTTTTAATTTAGGTGGAGTTGGGCAAGATGAGGGAGACGTAATAAATCCCGAAGATTTAGTTTCAGGCGGTTATGGCCCTCTTCCGTTTGGAGGGTTTCCAGGTGTCGCTAGATACAATCAATCATGATTATATCGGGGGAATTAAAACAAGAGATTAAAAATTATGCAATAAAAAATAGTCACGAAGAGTCTTGTGGCCTAATTGTAAAAATACAAAATGATTTAAAATTTATTCCTTCTAGAAACTTAAGTATGTATCCTGTATATACTTTTGAGATTGATTATAATTTATTCATTGAGAATGAAGTTGAGTGTGTTTTTCATTCTCATATAAAAGATAAACCTAAAATGTCTGTCGCGGATAAAAAGTTGTTTAAATCATTAGGCTTGCCGTTTTTAATATATAGTATTAGATATGATGAGTTTTGCTTTTATAATTGTGTATAAGATATATTAGGAATAAGGATGAAAAAGATTTTTCTGCATGGAAGCCTCGGCAAGAGGTTCGGAAAAGTATGGAGTTTGGATGTAGACTCTGTACCTGAGGCCTTGCATGCTATAGATTGCAATAAGGAGGGTTTTTTAAATTATTTATTAAAAGAATATGACTCGGGTAATAATTATATATTTTTAAATAAGAAAATCTCGAAAGACGAAACTGAAGAATCTTTTAAAAGAAAAATGTTTTGCGAGAAAACTTATAATGCAAAATTGTCCACCGACGAGGTTCATGTTATTCCTCAGTTAGTTGGTTCCGGCTTTTTTATTCCGGCGATAATAAAAATAGGTAAGTGGATTGCGGCTCAAGGCTTTCTTTTTAAGGCAATACTTTTTGCTGCTATTAGTTTTGGTATACAGGCATTGTTTAAGCCTCCTGCGCCCCCCAAGCATACAAGCGAACAAGTTTCTACTAGGTCTTATATTATGAGCGGGGCCCAGAATAGAAAAAGCCAAGGAGATCCAGTGCCTATGGGTTACGGTCAATTATTGATAGGGTCGTCAAATATAGGGGAGGAAAAAGTTGTTAGGCATCAAACTAATCAAACAACTACGAGGGGCGACATAAATTCTTTAGAGTCTGTTGCTGAATACGATTATCTTGACTTGCTTTGCGAGGGTCCTGTCGAGGGGTTGGTTGATGAGACCGGGGCTAAGGTATACAAAAACGAAGGAGAGAGTTATAATAAAAATTTAAAATCAGTCCACTTAAATAACGTGCCTGTTATTACTAAAGACGGAAGAACTAATTTTGTTCTTAGTGAGGGTGTTGATGAAGATGAATGCAAGTTTAATGATGGTTCTTTAGGGGCTCAGGGTAATTTTGTTCCAGAGAAAAGTTCGTATTTAATTGACCTTGGTAATAAGACTTTATTTGGTCCGTCTCCTCAAGACGAAGTTAATGGAGCCGCCTATAAATCAATATATCAAAGTTCAGCCAGTGAGTATTTAGATAAAATACATTTTGCTCGAGAGGCTGGGTCTCAAGTTTTTAGTTATCTTGTGTCAAATAAAAACGTAGGTCAGGTAACATTTTTTATGTCTGCTGAATTGCAGTATCAGCAGCAAAGGGTGGACGGCTCAAATAGTCATTCGTGGACATCTGACTGTTTTGTGGATTTTTCTGTTTTTGTTGAAAGAGGGGGTGTTGAGTATAATATATTTAGTCCTGAGTCTGGATGTACGATAGTAAAGTCAGATAACGATCAGTGGTGGCATAAAATAACCGCGCAGCAAACTTATGGAAGAAAGATTCCTAGAAGAGGATTTTCTCGGTACAGCGAACAGGGTTTGTCTGGTGTTGCTGGGAATCATTCTTATGTTGGTTCATCTGTGAGTAAGGCTGTATATGGTTTGAATTACTACTTTTCTAATCCAAGCGTAGAATATGATTACAAGCCAGTTGAAATACAAAGGTCATTATATGAAGCCCTTGTCGGCAATAATATTTCTACAAATTCTGTGACTCAAATAAGCGAAGACGAGAAAAACGATTATAATTATGAAACTCTCGAAGCTATTGTAAAATCTTATGAGGCTTTTGTTGATAATAATCCAGTAGTTTATCAAAATTATATATCTGAAGGCTCTAAAGATTTTTTAACTTTGTATGGTCTTGCGTCGGGAGGAGTAGAGATCCCTTTGACCATAAATATTGATCGAGATAGGTTTTTTGGGGGTGAGTCAACTCGAGGCGTTGTTTTTAAGTTCATGAAAATAACTCACGAAATTGATCCAACTGGAAATACCGGGATGCGTGCTAGTGATAAACCTCTAAACAATGGCACTGGAAACATGCATCTTTCTCAAATATTCACAAGAGCAAACCTTGGAATTCAACAGATTCAAGAAACTATTTTTCAAAAAGTCGGATATCCTCACAGTTGTTTCACTCGATTAAAAGTTGATTCAAGAAATTTCTCTCAATCTCCGCAGAGGTCTTATAATATCAAGCTTAAAAAGGTGTTAATCCCTGAAAATTATGACCCAAATACAAGGAAATATGACGGAGCATGGAGTGGTCTTTTTTTGGGGCAAGACTCTCAGGAAATTGATATAAATGATGTTCACGAATCAAATCTTAGGTGGACCGATAATCCTGCGTGGATTTTTTATGATGTAATATCAAATCCTAGATTTGGTGTGTCTAAATATGGTCTAGCGCCTGAGGATATTGACAAGTGGCAATTATATAAAATAGCAAAATATTGTGACGAGTTGGTTGCTACTAATTATGCCCCCGAAACATCAACAAATCTACTTCGTCCTTTTAGGACAAATATATCAGAGCAGTATAATGAGAATACTGAAGAGCTTACTGTTTCTCTTGATAATTACATCATATATACAGACACGAACTCTAATACAGTAAAGGTAAATTCTGCTCATGACAACGCAATTAACTCCAAGCAGTTTGAGGGAAGAAGTGGTAATACTGTGAGGTTTGAAGATGATTTATCTAGTTCAAATATAAGTGATGTTTTTTATCATATATATGGAAGAGATAATACGCTGAGAGAGTATGAAATTTATCTTGGTGATAAAAAATTTAAATACGGCTCAACTGAGTCTGAATATAATTGGACGGTAGGTTCACTCATTGATTCTTTGAATTCTTTTAATAGTGGTAGTGGTGTTGCTTACAGGTATGATTTGAATTCTTTTATAAATGAGTTTGGGTCTGGCGATCAATATAAGGGAAAGAAGGTTGCCTTCTATATCAAGAAATCAACTTATAAAGCTAGAGGCGATGATTTTATTAGACAAATTCAAACTATCGCTTGCGCTCAGGGGAGGGACTGCTTGGTTGAAGAAAGGGTTTTGGTTAGATCTATACCTGAGTCTAGACAAATCGTTGTTCAGGGTGGAAATTTTGACAGCTCTTCTTCTATTTCATTTATTCCAAATGAGGGGGTTGCTTATGACATGGTTGTTGGTGGATGCTCTTTGCAAAAAAGCTACCCTATTGTAGAGCCTAGGTTTACATGTAATATTTATATAACAGAGCAAATAGAGGCAATTAATATGCTTAACTCTATTGCTTCTTGCTTTAGGTCTGTGATTGCATACAATAACGGGAAGATATCTTTAAGTCAAGACCATCCTAGGTTACCTGTTAAGATATTTAATAATACAAATGTTTTAGAAGGCGGCTTCTCTTATTCAGGGGAGGAGAAGAAAATGAAATACACTAGTTGCATGGTGAGGTTTAACAATAAAGAGAAAAAATTTGCTCCAGATGTTATTTATGAAGAAGATGTTCAGGGTATACAGAGACTTGGCTTCCGAGAGAAAGAGATTATAGGGTTTGGAGTAACTTCTGAATCTCAAGCAAGGCGACTTGCAAAATGGACTCTTTTGACTTCAAGGCTAGAAAGTGAGGGAGTAAGTTTTTCTTGTGGTATAGAGGGTAACTCTATAGCGCCTGGATTGGTTTTTCAAGTTGTTGATAATATGAGATCTTCAAGGCAAATTTCTGGTAGAGTATTGGGCATTAAATCGACAAGTAGCGGAGGGGCAACCGCTATACAGCTTGACAGAAACTTTTCAGACATATTAGTTTTTGGTAGATTAGAAATTACTGTTTCTGCTGGGGTTTCTCAGGATAGTTATGATCTTGTTGAGAAAAAAGCTGGGTTGGAAAGTTTAGATGTTGATCAAGATTTAGATATAGATAATATTTATTCTCCTCAGGTTTTGAAGTTTAATTGTAGCGCTAAGGATGGGGCAAGATTATTTGACGGTTCAAGTTGCTGCTTGGTAAATTTTTTGCTAAAAAAAGAGTTTACCGTCAACTTGAATGACAATTTGCTAGAGTGTAATAATCATGGTCTTGCTGATGGCGACAGAGTAAGTTTTGTTTCTGAGGGTGTTCTTCCTGCTAATATACAAAAGGATCGAGTTCGAACGCTTGCTTATTTTGTGGTTAATTCTACATTTAATACCTTTCAGATTTCTTTAATTCCTAATGGAGGCGATGCTCCTGTAGAAATTATCGACGAGGGCCTTGACTCTCTTGGTAACCCTGGAGGGTTTCATTATTTTTGTCCAGAGAGTAGTCAGAATAATTTAACTCAAGAAGCCCTTAATCAATTACAGATTGGGGCATCATACGTTTTAGATGGAGTAAATACAATAGTTTCTACCAACAAATACGGAGAGAGTATAATTGAAGACGAAAAGATTATACAGGCTTTGCATCTTGATGCATACACTTATCTTAAATATGGGTCGGTGGTTACTTCTAGTTTTTATGGAGATATTACTGTATATGATCCGGGTACATTAAATGGTGAAGATTTTATAAAGTCTGATGCTCTCGGTACTGCTGTCTTGAGATTTTCATCTGATGGATCATCTGAATTTTCTTATCTAGAACTTAAAGGTGCTAATATAAACGCCATCCCTGAAGACTCGGTTGACGTTAATAATCGTAGATTTTCGATTCCTCTTCATTTGGTTGGTGTTAGTGGCGATATTCACCCTAAAGTTTGGGTTCAGAAAATAGATACTGAGGTTGAGGCGAATGATGGGAGCAAAGTGTTTGTTGAAACCGGGTCATGGTTGATTCAAAACAAAAAAATGCTGGAAATTATTAGGGGCAGGTCAATAGGCGAGGTTTTTTATGAAAATATTCCTTTTAATTTAGATTCTGAAGTGACTGAAGAGTTTGGGAAGTTTAAATATAAGTATGTGTTTGCAAAAATAAGTCCATCTGATGTGGCGATAAATGAAGCTTATATAGTTGATAATCAAGGGGGTGATGACTTAATTAATTTTGACCCTATCACTAGCTGGAGCAATGTTCTATCTAGCGCAGACCTGATCAGGAGAATGTGTTTAGCTTTTAATGTTTCTGAGGAAGAATTTCTTTCTCGATCTGGCGCAGAAACTATACCGTCTTTTTTAAAGGAATCTTATTATATGCACGAGGTAATAAATTTGCTAGATGGCTCAGACGATTTAACTCTACAAGTTGGCTCAAGGTATGAAATTGTATCGAACCCAATTTCTGATCTTCAATACATACATCAAATTGAAAATGGATCTAGGGTTAAGCTTATCGATGCTTCTTTTGAAGAAGGTAAGGAAATTGATTATACTCTTCTTGGGGCGAGTGAAAATGCTGTTGGCGAAGAATTTGTGTGGAATTTAGACCCTGGCGATGAAACTCTAAATAATCAGGTGGATAGTTATTTATTACTTGTATATAGGGAGAGTTTAGATTTAACAAGGTGGGGAGCGCAAACCGGGAGGCCGGGAGATAAATTTATATTTTCTACTCCTGGGGACGTTAATGCCGTAAATCAAGAATATGTAAATATAAGAGATTATGATTCTATTGGGGGAAATGTGAGCGTTATACTTTCTAAGCCGGTACAGTTAAAAGATGGCGATTGTTTTTATACTATTAAAGGAGTAGGTGGTGCCGAGGGTTTCACCGTGACAGATGAAGACAAATCCCTGGGTTCTTTTAATGAAAAATGTTTGAGAAATAGCTATGGTTTTGCTATGTATTATGACGAAGATAACTTTTTAAGTATTGATCAAGCGCCTCAGGAGATTGACGAATTAAAGTTTAGGGTTGTTCCGCAAGAAAATGATTCCTCTGGTAATCCTATAGTCACCAGCCAAAAAGTTAATACATTAACTCCATCTAGGCAAACAAGTATAGATCAAAGTGAGAATAGCGGGAGAGAAGGGGCGACGCAAAGCGTCAATAAGATTTTAGAAATAGAAGAGGTATTGCTTTTGAAGTCAGACGAATCTAAGCAAAGAAAGCCTTCTGTTGCTCTTAAGTTTTCTATTAAAAGCCTAAATCTTGTAGATTTAAATAAAAATATCAAAATAAAATGTAAAAATTTCAAGATAAGCTCTTCTTCTGCCGCAAAAAAAATTAATAATTCTATGAACTCCACTTGGAACACTATCCTTTTAGATGGAACAATTGTTGAGCTTCTGAATTCCAGTTCTTTGTATCATGAGATTCAGGCTGCAAGAACAACCGGGCTGCTAGAATTATCTGTCGATGAGGCGGGCTTTATTGATTTTGAGGTAGCAGGATTTGCTGAATATTTAGAAAATAATATTAATTATGAAAATAGCTTGCAGGGTTATAGATATTATAAGGCTGTTAGTGTAAAAGAAAAAGATGATCAAACATTTGAAATCATTGGTACGGAATATAATTTTAACAAATTTGATGCTATCGATAGAGAGCACGCGGTTCGTCGTCCATTTATGCCTATACCGCCTCAAGCTAACATGGACATTCCCGAGTCTCCGGAATCTATAATTCTTCAAGACTTAACTTATAGGTAATGCAAAGTACAATATTAGGAATTTCTTTTGAATTGCCAAATGGTGATGGGGCATTAAGTGATGCTATACAATATGTTGCCATGGGTACTTCTGACAACTATTCTTTTCATAGGAAATTGGGGACTGGTAGAGAATTGTATGAATCTGTTAGTCGATCGGTTAATTTTAATGAGGTTATTGCTGGAGCTAAATATAGAATTGTAGAAGTCGGCACAACCGATTTTACCCTTTTGGGTGCTACTACTGAACAGAATGTAAACGAAGGTATTTTTACAGCTTCAGAAAATGGCAACTCTGTTCCAATTTCTGGCTCTGGAGTCTTGGTCTCTGCGGATAATCGTTTTACGACTTCGGTTGATTTAGATGGAAATTACGGAAGGTTTAAGGTTAGAATTTATGCCGAAAATAATATAGGTATTAGATCTGAGTTTATCCAAGAAACTATAGATATAAATCCACCTATGTACGATAAGACTTTTTTGGTTGCAGATATGTTTGTTTTATACGAAGGAAAGAGTCTTGAAAGAGAAATAGTTAGTGAGCCAAGTCAATCATCCAGATTCTTTTCTGCTAGTTCAGACTTTTATAATAGAGAAGTTGAGTTGAGGTGGATGTTGGCTCCTCCTCCAGGGCACGCCAGGGAAGGAGAGGTTCTTTCTGAAGAGCTGTTGGCTGATGATTTTTTTAGCCATTTTGAGATATCTATATATAGCGGAGATTTAAAAATATCTAATGAGGTTCTGGACGCTTCTTCTTTGTCGAGATCTCTTGGAACAGAATCTCCAAGTCAACTTCTAAATAACTACAGAAGTTTTTCTTTAAATTTAAGTAGTATTGATTTTACTTCTCTGAGATTGCCCAGAAGGATTAAAGTTAAAGTTGTTTCTGTGGATAAGTTCGGCAGAAAGTCGTCGGGGGAAATGCAGTTGATTAACGATTTTCCTGCGCTTATAAACTTTAATGTTTTTAGGGATGGTTTTTATTATGATTTTAATTGGGAGTGTTTGGATAGAGATTACAGGAATACTCTTATTAGAGTTCTTGCTATACCTGATGGTGTTGGGCTTGTAAATAACTATAGTGTTGAGGCTAATGCAAAGCATTTTTCGAGTCTTAAAAATGCTAATAATTTTAAGTATATAAAATATACTGAATATAAAAATGGGACATATATAAAATATGGGGATGGTAATGTATATCTTTGCCTGTACGATTTAACTCTGGGCGTTGATTCTGCTGGAAATGATTTTGATAATTCTCCTGCGAACGAAGAGTATTGGCAAAATTTAGGTCCTCCTGTGGATCATTTTTATGATAATATGACCGCTGTTTCGGAAGAGCGGATTCAGCAAGTCTGGAACTATAACTATTTTTATTCTTTTACTCCGTTTGATGGATACGGTAAGGGGGATGAATATATTTTTAGTGGAAAAGGCATTTCTTTGCTCGGGGAGGGTAAAGAGTTGGTAGCTATAAAGACAGAAATCAAGGTATCCAATTTAGAATTTTCAGAAATAAATGGAGATGATTTTTTGTTCAGCTGGGATATTGTCGACGACCTGTCTCAGACTGTGGATTTAACTAAATTTTCTAACCCTAAATCTGGGCCACCAGAAACTATAGGTTTGAGCGGGTCTTTGTTTGATATAGATACCGGTGAAACCGTGTGGAATATAGTCGAGGGTAATAATACTAAATCTTCGGTAAGGGATAAGAATGGAGAGATTCAGACATTAGGAGACCTTCCTGCCGCTAAAATATTTGATAGTTTTTTATATACTAGGGATCTTAATAACAGAATATATGGAGTCGGGAGGTTTCCCAGTGGTACAACTTCTTTTAATTTTGAGGAATTTTATAATGCAGGGGACTATGTGGCGAACTTTTCAAAAAAGAAACTGTATAAATGTATTAGTGATAATAGTTATAACGGAGTTAGTATTCCTCCTTACTTTACAAACTGGGGTGCTGACGTAGAGTATAAGCAGGGTGAATGCATAGAGTATGAGGGTTATGTATATAAAGTAAAGAATGATTTTAATTTAAGACACACTTCTTCTGTAAAAGGTTTATTTAATTCTGCTAATAGTTATTCCGTTGGGGATATGGTTTTGTGTCCTGTGGGTATAAGTTTGTTTAAGAGTATAAATAGATATGTTTCTGGCGATGTTGTTCTGCATATGGGGCAATTATATTTTTGTATCATTAATCAAGTTCCTAACTCTGCATTGAGGCCTGATTTATACCCTAACCACTGGAAGAATATATCTTTCGCCGACAATATCTCATACGAACTTTTTGAGTGCGAGCATGATTCTGAGCCAACTTTATCCTTGCCCGCTCAAAATGGATCAAATTGGGTTAAAAGCTCTCCAGGTTCTTTAAGCGATTTTTTTGAAAAAATAGTATCTCCTCACTCCTTGGATATTAAAGAATGGTCTCCTGGCGAAGTTTTTTATGAAGGAGAGTATTCAATTTTTCAAAACGATATATGGATATCTAGAACGTTAAATGGGGCGGGTACAGCAAATGGAATATGCGCTCCAGGCGACTCTTCTTATCATTGGGTTAACGAGTTAAATGGTCAAGATATTGTTCCTGTTAAGGGTGACGGAACTCCTTATACTGTTGGGGATTTAGTTTATAATGATGGGCAGGTATATAAATGCACAAAAAATAACCCAACGTCGGCACCGATATTGGCAATAACTAATCCAGGAAAAAACACAGAATCTTCTTATGAAGAATCTTCATGGATTCCTTTTTGGGAGCACGACACTGATCATATATCTAAAACAAGCGTTTTTGGTCATATAGGTATTCCTCAGCAAGGCAAACGAGGTGTTGGATTGGAGGTTGGTATTTTATCAAGTTTTGGAAAAATTTTACAAAAAGAAAGAATTGAAGCTTATAATCCTGCACCCCAAATACTTCCAGGATCTTTTTCTGTAGATACTGTTTCTTCCGCTTCGATCGTTAAGTTTGACTTTAAGTACAAAGACTCCGCTAGGGAAAAAACGACAAAAGTAGATGTTTACAGATCTAAAGACCCTAATTTTGAAATTACTGGGGCCGCAGGTCTTCCATTTGGAGAAATGGGTTTTACCCCTGAGGCTTTGCAAGAGCTGGGCAATGATTATACTTTTATTAAGTCTGTGGCGGGATCTTCTGATGCGAGTTTTGGTGATAACATAGAGCAGGTTATAGACATCCCTCCTTTGGATGTAGACCAGGATGAGGGCTCTGATAGTTTTGGCATGCAATTGCCTACAACTTATTACTATAAATTGCTGCCTTATGATGATTTTGGTTCTGGTTATGCATATAATGCGATTAAAAACTATCAACAGCAGAGTGAAATAGAAGATCAGGTTATAGCATATCCTAAAAGATATTTTAATGAAAATCCTTCACTACCTCCGGGTCCGATTGTGCGACCAAACCCAGGGGCTCCTGATCCATCGAGGGAGCAAGTTGGTCCAGATAATGAATGGTCTAGTGTGCCTGGGCCCGTTTCGAATCTCACTGGAGATACAGCGTTTGAGAATTACTTTTTGAACTGGGATATGTATGGTGTTTATAATAAAGGTAATAATTTATTTAAAGACCATATTAATGACATAAATCATTACGAGGTGTGGATGTCTGATTCTACCCAAGATTCGTACCTTAAGGTAGAAGGTGAAGATTCTAGCGTTTTTGCTCTGAGTCCAATACAAAATGTAAATGGTTACAGGATTGTGGACGGAGAACTTAATAGCTTTGGAGCGCTAAAAGGGAAAAATAAAGATATAGGTGACAGTGTTGTTAATGCATCTAAGATTTTAGAAGTTGATGCAAACTCTGCTTCGTTGGAGGCTGTTTATAAAGGTCAGACAAATGATCAAAGATATTTTTGGGTAAGATCTGTGGATTATGCAGGAAATAAGAGTCCATTTACCGGTGTTGCTATGCCAAGTGAGCATGAGCATAATGAAGTTTCAGGAGTTGAGTTAATACTTGGAAGAGTAAAAGCTACAGAGGTCGCGGATTTTGAAGCTGAATTAAGTAAGACTTTTCCGGAAGCAATATCTCTTGTTCCTAATGACCCTTTTGAGGATAACTCAGAAGTTGAGAAGGACGTTAATCAATCATGGGGAGCTGAGTGGGGGTACGGATCTCTCAAGCCCAAGGGTAGTTCTATAGCCTGGAAGAATCATATATTGTACAAGAATAATGTAGGGTTCTATGTGGACGCTAATTCCACTGAAGACATTTTTGTTTATTGGAACGCTCCAGACTTTTACTCTGAGACTAAGTTGTACGAAAAAGACGATATTGTTATTTTTGATAGAATTGAAAATCAGGAGCAATTGGGAGGGTTATATATTTGCGTGCAAGATATGACAGAAGAAGACCGGGGGGTATCTCCTTTAGACTCAACTCAGGGTAGTGTTTTTTGGTTGAAGATAGAAGAGGATGCCGCTTTTGATGATTATGGAATAAAACCTATTTCTAGCGAAGAATTGATTGCTAGAGGCCTGAGTGGAATACCTGGAACCGGAGAATTAACTGATGGGGTTGATAATCCTCTTAGGGATGTGGCTTATATTATAAAATATAAAAGCTCGAACCATCATCCTGCCGGAGAAGGTGTTGACTCTGATGTAGATGGAAGTGATAATGAGATTGTTTCTTCTACAGGTGTAGACTTAAAAAAACCAAAGCTTGTTAAAGACGGTCACTCGATTATTGCTAGAAATGTAAACGGAGTGGCAACGCCCTATTGGCACACCTTTGCAAACGCATTAATAGGAACCGCCCATATTCAAGATGCAGCGATAACTAATGCTAAAATACACAATCTTACTGCAGATAAAATAAGAAGCGCCGAGATTAGAGGTCAAGATATTCAGGTCGGGGGCGAAGGTCAAATAAGAAGCTTTGAGTTCGGGGGTTTGGATTCTATGGTGCTTGATGAGGAGGGTAATCCTCTTCACCAGCAGCAAGGTTTTGCTGTTAGTGGCGACGGAAGTTTTGTTTTTCAGAATAAAGACGGAAAGCTGTTTTTTGACGGTGAGGCCTTAACTTTATTTGGAAAGTTGAAACAATATAATGGTAGTGAGTTTACGTTTGTAGACTTGACTGCAGAACCTTCCTCTTTCTTTTACATTGAGCAATCTGATGGAACCTATATACCTGCAAACAGAAATCAATACTGCTCGCTGGTTGCTTCATTTCAGAATAGTTATATTGATGCTGACGAGGTATTGTTTGAGATTAGGAATCCTCAAGGTAGGGCGTTTTTTACATACGATGAGTTTAAGAATAGTAAGGATCCCGAAGATGGAATATATAGAATATCTGGTTTCGAGTATAACCCCGCAGATTTTGATATTGGGGTTATAGATCCAAAAGGGCCTGGAACCGCCAAGGTAGCTCCCGCTAAATTGTCTGTTAATGGGTTTGAGGATATGATTAGGTATGACAATGATAATTCCGTAAGTATATTGCCTCAAGATAATTCTGTTGTTATTTTTGTTTCTGGAGTCAACAGTTCTATGCAAAGAAGTATTGCTATTGATTTTGTGGCAGATGGTTCTTCTGCTGTATATGTAGACTTAAATACAGAAAATCAAATTTTTAATTATGACTTTGATGGGGACTGGGATGTTGAGGGTAATAATGCTGACCGGCTTGAATTGAATGCACAGGCTTATAATACTTTTGGGGCGGTGCGGTCTGACTTTTATACAGGGGTAAATCTAAGGCCAGAAAATCTTGTTAAGTTGGGCTCTGGTGTTTTTGATGTTGATGTTGTAAACTTAGCCTCGATAGTAGAAGGTCAGACTTACGAAATAGCTGAAACGAGAGTTGTAAAAGAAAATAGCAATGCAAATGCTGCTGAGGTCTCTATAAACACAAACAGTACGAACTTTGATTATACTTCTATAGGTGCAGAAAATAATAACCAAGGAACAAAGTTTGTTTACAACGGAGCTGTAATTCCTGCTGAGGGTGAGGATGTTAATGTTCTTGTTCATATGAACGAAGCCTGGAATGTTGATTTGTTTGATAATGGGGGCAAGGCTATCGTTGATCCTCTAAGCGAGCAAGTTCCGATGGTTTCTATGACGCCTTTTGTTGCCAAGGTGTCTGTTGTTCATGAAAACGTAAATCTTGATGGCCTTGGGGGAAAGGACCTTCTTTTAGCTACTGATTTTATTACTGTTTATGGACAACAACCAGGGAAGGATTCTTATACAGTCGTTTTGGGAAATGAGAATCATACATATCCTTGCGATGAATATGGAAGAATAAATTCTGATGAGTATCCTAAGGGTGCTACTGATATAATCTTTAAAAGGGGTCACACTTTATTTAATTTTGTTCCATGGGATCCAGATAACCATGCAGATTCAAATTGGAAATATTATACAACTCACAACGACGAAAATGGTGCAGAAGTTATTGATAATGTTACCTATACAATTAAAGATCCAACTCTGGGTTCGATTGGGGGCGGATTGTTTGAGGGCAATTATAATTTTCTTAAGGATATAAAACTAAAGCATCCGGGTAAAGTTTATTTTAGAATAGAAAAAATAAGCCGAGACGAAAGCAGTCCTAATTTCGGCAAGGCTATTTGGAAGAGCGCTGAGTTTAATGGTAATGGTATTATTGAGTCTACTCAATATACTGAAAACGAAGCTGTAACCGAGGCGATCAAAGAGGAAGTTGGTGATGCGGTTATCTATATAACTTATATATCCGATGTTCACGAAGTAAACGAAAAAAATGTTCCATTTTTTGAGGAAAGCTTTTTAAAAATACCTATATCAGACTGCAAGTATATAAGAAACGCTGCAGATGATCCTCAGTTTCCGCCTGCAGTTTTTGAAAAAAACTATACATTCGGCAAGGCTCCACAGGGAAAAAAGGGCAGAAAAATTGATTTAGTTTTAGATACTCCCGTTGTTAGGTATGATACTGTTGGCTTGAATCCTTATGTTTCAAGCGTTACTGCAACCATACAGCACGAAAACTTTCATCATCCAGAACCTAGGTTTGAATTTTTTACTGGCCAGGCAGGGAATTATGTAAAGGTTCAAGATCAAAGTATCAACTCTAGCTATACTTTGCCTATAAATGAGGCAGGTAAATTGCACGATGTAGATTCTGATCATTACCCTGTAACTTTTTATGTTGAGGCATACGATTCTCAGGATCAAACAGGTCTAAGCGACCAAGAAGAATGGGTTAAGGTAGCCGCAGATCAGGCGACATTAGTTTCTGTTAGTAGAGGGTCTAATGCGAAGCTTGCCTATCAATCTCAGGAGGCTTCTATTATTCCTATAACTTATGATTCTAACGATTTAAGAATCCCTGATTATAGTAACACTCAAAATACTATTAGTGTTTATGAGGGTATAGATTCTTTCGATTATAATTCCACTGCAATAGCTTTTAATGAATTAGAGAATAAACAGTTTTTTGTAGAACTAGAAGGATTTACTTTAGACGGCAGTGTTTATAAAAAAGGTAATTTAGAGATAAAGAGGATCGGCAGCGATCCTTCTTGGAAGGTTGAGAATTGGGTAGACTTGAACTCTTCTTCGTTTACTACTTCTGACAAAATTAATTATAAGATTACCACTAAAGATAGTGATGGTCAGTTAAATACTTATCAGTTAGTTCAGAATATAGTTTTAGGTTTGCCCGCTGTTTCGACACGGACAGTTTCTTTAGATTCTTCTCATTTAGCTGTAGGTTATAGTAGTTTAAGCCTAAATAGAAATACAGAGGGAGATGTGTATTTCTCCACAACCCTAAGAAATAGCGTTGGAAGTATTAAGTATTTTAGATTCAAGTCGTCGGGAGGTTCTTTAAAGATAGAAAACAACAATGGAGGTTTTGAAGAATATACTATCGATGATAAATTTGGGGATTGGACCCCTCCTCTAAGTAATAAAAATATACCGCGAGTAGCCTATACTCCCCCTTCGAGCCATAGTGGGAATAATGTTCTTACCAATGTTTTTTGTGAATATTCTGAAGATAGTGGTGCTGCGGATAAAAATGTTCTTTCTGGGGATCAATTGTCTGTATTCGCCTTAAAATCTGGGAGCGATGCAACAACAATCGCTTTAAGTAATCCAGCTCATTCTATAGCATGGGATACTGATAATGTTGCAGATGTAGCAGGATCTGCAACCACTTTAGAGGTTTACTCTGGCGCCACTAAATTGACTGCCAGAAAAACTGCGGATGTAAATGATTTAAACGCGGGAGAGTATTTTGTGGTATCTACCGTTGGTTCTCCTGTGTCCGGAGGAACTACTCCAGATGAATTTAAGGCGGAAGACAGCGTAGAAATATCTGATAGCCTTACTTATCCAGACATAACCAGTTTTAATACAAACTCTATGCAGGGTAGTAGGGATTTTGCTGTAACAATTAAAAAAGCAGATGGTGTAGACGTTCAAACCATTGCACAGAGCGCATCACAAACATTTTCTTTGGCGCAAAGCGCTCCGCCCGTCCGTCAGCTTATTTTAAGCACAGAGCGTATGGCTTTTAATTATGAGTCTCAAGACTTGCAGTTGTCTCCGAATAATCAAAGTTCTATAATATTTACAAATATAAATAATACATATGGAACTGTTTTTTATAGGTTTACCCAAAGCGGCTCTGGCGCTTTAGAATATAAAAATAGCAGTGGGGAGTGGGTAGACTACTCCTCTGAATGGAGTAGTGAGATTGATGAAGTTAGATTTGTTCCGCCGGTCGAATACTCTGATCAAAACATAGGCCATGTTGTTTGTGAAATAACTGAAGACGCTTCTGGTGATGATAGGAATATTGAGGCGTCCGATCAGGTTTCGTTTTTTGGATTAAAGGCTGGATCAAATGCAATAACTTTGGTTTTGGAAAATGAACATCACGGCGTCTATTGGTCTTCGTACTCGGAGGATGCTCCTGAGGTTACTGGATCTGGGTCAAAAATGTATGTTTATCAGGGTAGTGAATTGATGACGCCTGTTGCCAAGGGGGGAGATTATGGTAATGGAACTTATCCTAGTGAGCGCGGACACTATTTTATATCTACGACTGCAAGCGCTGGTATAACAGAGCAGTCGTCTAATAATATAAGTTACAATTCTACTAATAAAATTGCCACAATAAGTGATCTTGCTTCTTACGGGCAATCTTCAGTTAGTGCGCATAGGGATATAAATATATATTTAAAGAGAAAAGATGACACTACCTCTACGTCTTCCCGTAGGCAAAGTTTTTCTCTTCAGGCTGCTTCAAGACCTATTAGATCACTTTCTGCTTCTGCGGATTATTTAGCCTTTAATTATGACCCTCAAACTTTAGGCCTGGAAAATAGCACTGACTCTGCATCCATATCTTTAGAGTATATAAACTCTCATAATGCGGCAACTCCGTATTACAGGTTTACTAACGAATCCGGACTTGGTCAGATAAAAATAGGGGATACGGTAATAACTAACTCGTCTTCAAAAGTAAGCAGTTGGTATAGTAACATAACAAATCTAAAATATGTTCCCCCTTCGACATTTAGCAGCAAAAATATAGCCACAATAAAAATCGAAGTATCTGAAGACTCTGACGGTAGCTTTGTGGAGGCTTCTGATCAACTTTCATTTTTTGGTTTAAGGGGAGGTGCCGATTCTATTACTGTTATATTGGAGAACGAATTTCAGGGGATTTATTGGACTTCTTATGATGGAGACGCTCCTGTAGTTGCAGGATCTAGCACAAGGGTTTTTGTTTACCATGGAAATACTGTAATGAACCCTGAAACGAAAGGAGATTCAGATTCAGACTATCCTTCTGCTAATGGTAGCTATTTTATAGAAACATCTACATCTTCAGCACATATTGTAGAGGAAGATTCTGGTAACGTAACCGCTGGGTCTGACTCGGCAATGGTTATAAAAGACTTAAAGTCTTTCGCGAGTAGTATTGAATCTGGATACAGGACTCTCTCCATAAAACTTAGAAAAGAGAACGGGTCTGTGGTTGACATTTCCAAGAAGCAAAGTTTTTCTCTGCAATCTGATGCTCCGCCAAAGAGAGTTCTTGAGTTGGAAGCTTCTAAATTAGGCGTTGCGTATGATAGTTCGGATTATTATTTACTGAATGAAAATGATACGGTGACGATTGCTGCAAACCCTTTTTTCACAAACAATAATGAAACTGTTTATTATAGATTCTCTCATGATGGACAAGGGTCAATTGATAAAGAGGATACTTGGGAGACTGGTAATACAGTAACTTATTCTCCACCACCTAGATACGGAAATAACAATATACTTGCTACCATAAAATGTGAAATAAAAGAGGGTAGCAGTGGTACTGTTTTAGCAAGCGACCAAGTTGCTATATTTGCTCTTGTGGCTGGTTCTGATGCAATTACTGCTATATTATCTAATCAGTATCACGGATTGCCGGGCAGGGATGATCTGACTCAGATTAACTACGAAAGTTCAGGAACAGATCTTTTTGTGTTTCAAGGGGATGTAAAATTAAACCGAACAAAAGCAGCTACTTCTGTAGCCATGGGGGAAGGAGAGTTTAGGGTTGTCGATAAGACACCAAATAAAATTACATGCGGTAGTGATATAACTGTCGTGCCCGGCAATGGGCACGCTGATCATTATAGCTATGGAAATCATAGCGGGTTGGAAGCAAAAGGCGCCTCTATTACTTTTAATATAGAATACAAACCTTATAATTTTATAGCTGGGGATCCCATAAGTTCCGTTTCTGTTACGCAAACACTAAGCCTTAATGAAAAAGGAGATAAGGGGTCTTTCACAGCTTACAGAGGAGACTGGAAGGCTAGCACCCAATACTATGCTGCCAGTATGGACGGGGGGCGCGACTTTTCTGATATTGTAAGACATGAGAATCAGTATTGGTTTGCCACTGAGGCCTCTAATGCCGCGACCTTTGACGAAACAAAGTGGGAATCTTTTGGCGCCGATTTTGAGAATGTGGCCACGTCTTTATTGCTGACAGATGCGTCTATAGTTAAAGATTCAATTACCTTGGGGGAGAGTGGTGACACTAATGCATATATTGAGACTAGACCCGCCAATAACGAGACGTTTTTTAAGGCTGGAATAGTGGATGGTAAAAATTATTTTTCTATTGGAGAAGGTTCTACCGATGGTGATACGGTAGACATTAGAAACGCAACTCTTTACAATGCTACTGTCAGTGGAGACTTAAATGTTGAGGGAGATGTTGTTGCTTTTCATTCTTCCGATAAAAGGCTAAAAGAAAATATTGAATTATTAAATAACTGCCTAGATTCTATAATGAAAATAGAAGCTGTGCGTTTTTCATGGAATGAAAAAAAATCAAACCTTCGCGGTGAAGAGGTTGGCTTGATCGCTCAGCAAGTCAAAAAAGTTTTACCCGAAGTTGTAAAACTCAGAGAAGATGGGTACTTTGGATTGAGATATGAAAAACTAGTGCCTTTGCTTATAGGGGCCGTACAAGAGCAACAGAAAACTATTGAATCCTTGTCTAAAAGATTGAATAAACTGGAGGGTAATTAACCGTTAATCAGTTTCATTAAAATTCTAGCCTGAGACGCAGGAATATCTTCGTAGTCGTTCCAGTTTTTAACTTCGTTGTTTTTATATTTATCACTAGCCCACCACTCTCTAAGGATAACTTTAAACTCTTCAAAGTTTGAACAGTTTAATTTTTCTTTCGCTAGGTTTTCGATCATTGACGAGGGAGTTAATCCTGGCGCAGAAGCCGAAGAACTGGGTGCGGGAGAACTAGATTTATCTATTTCGTCATCTCCGACAATATGTACATTTAAAAAGTTTCTTACAGCTCTAACAAAAGCTCTGTTGCAAGCTATTGTTTCGAGGAATTTTGTTGCAAAGCTGCTTGTGTTATTCAGGGTTGCATTAGCCATATCTTGAAAAACTACTGGCCTGCCTCCTGTTTCGTAGTTAGGTAAAAAGGATACCTTGCATATCACGGCAACATGGTCTGCTTCGCATTTTACTATCTCGTAGGAGACATCCGAAAAACCTCTAAGCTTTGCTAGCTCTTTTATTCCACTTAACTTGATCAGTAGTTGATGATCTCCGAGACCACTGATTGAGCGGGGTACGTCTTTCTTTCTTAAGTCAAACCACGACTTATTGGGAAAGAGGTGTTCGTCTTTAATCATACTTCTCCAATTAACCGACCCATCTTCGGCAAAGATGTAATCTACGTGATCTAGTAAACCAAATTGGTTTCTCTTAAATTTGCCCGGACCTTCTTTGTAGTTTTTTGGATAAGAGGTTTTTGGGTTTTTAATTTCTATATCTGATTCTAGGGTAATTGATCTATCTGCTGTTGATTGACTGTTCATTGTTTATTGGGAAAGAGTTATCATTGTAAATGTTCATTACATTGAGGTCTTGCCAAAACTCTGCACAGTCGATAACTCTATGATCGTTTCGTGGTCGATCATGCTTCCATGCGGCTCTAGAGTTATAAAGTTTTCCGTTTGATAATACCTTCATTGAACATTTGTAAAAGCTATTATCGCATAATAAATCAATATTGTCAACATCTTTTTTTGTTTTGTGTTTTACTTCTTTAATATGCCAGTCAAAAAATTTTAAT